GGGGTATTTTCGAGTTGCCGGGCGATGCCATAGGGGGTGTGTTTTCCACGACCCCCTCCCCCGGTATCTCAAAAGAGATCCTAGGGTTGGGCATCTCAATAATTTCGAATCCAAACTCATATGAATTCAAAATTATTCATTAATGTGAATTATAAATTACATTTACAAACCATACATGGATGGTTGCGGTTGAATGAAAGTTAATTCATTCGCATTTAATCATTTTCATTTACAATGACAATGAACAACAATGATTGACAATGATTGACAATGATTGATGAATGATAAGATTCGTATGAGCGAATGTGATTCATTGCTTATACGAATCTTATCATTCATCAATTAACATACAACATGCATCATGCATTGGTTGTCATGTTTGCCATTGCATATGTTGTTGATGTCAAGCAACATGATGCAATCACATGCACAATCACATATGCAATCACGTCATGCTATTCATTTGAGGCAGCAGATGGAACTTCACGCCATGATGGACGTTTGGCTAATGTGTACACACCCAAAGGATCATGAGCAAAGAGATCTCGAATCATTCGAGCATACTCAATAGCTTGATCTTCATCTGACATGTTGTCATAACCCATGAACATTTGGCTAACTAGACCACATGTATCATAGCCCATGGCAATGTCTAGATTCATCCATCCTTCAAAATCAACGAATGGATTGATAGGGTTGTCAACTGTAGTTACCAATACATCATGCCTAAGACATGCTTGCTCTAGTGGTGATAATGTCATACTTCATCACTTCCCAAGATTCTCAGACAATGTCGAAGTTGAAATACCCAAAGCATCTGCAACTTCTGCGTTGGTGTAGCCAGCATTCATGAGCGATTTCGCTCTAGCAATAGCCCAAGAAGGAAGCTTTTCTTTCTTTCTCGGAGTAGCCAGTTCTCGAACTCGATCAGGATCAGCGTATTGCAGTATCTCACGAAGCCTGTTAGCTGAGATGGCCCTTGCTTGAATTGCCTCCCAGTCTCGATCCGTAAGATCCACCCTCTTGGATTGAATACCAACAATAGCTCTAGCTCGTTTGAGTTCTTTTTGTCCAGCCTTCTTGAGATCTTCTTTGTCGTAATCAGGATGATCTTCCCTGATGGCGCGAAGCCTCTCGTTGGCTATGACCTGAGCCTGGCGTTCTAGAGGCTGGTTCTTCTTGGCTTCATTGAGCTGGGCTACCATCTTCTTAACTTCAGGGGCGTATTGTTTTCTAGCCTGGGGGTCCACTTTAAAAGGTTCCGTCCGAAGGTATGCCTTTCGAGATTGGTTACCCAAATCTTTCATGCCGTTAGAGTAACGAGCATAAATAGATTCCATCAAAGTACCAGAAGAAAGTTCCCTGGCATCCTTAGCTTCAGCAAGTTTCGTAGACTTCGTAAGGTTGGGGACTGTTTCATAACGAACAATCTCACCCTTCGAATTACGAACCGCTCGACGATGAGACTCGCCGGTAAGTTCATAACGCTTCTCGCCAGTCTCAGGATCGATCGGGCCGCCATTCTTCATGGATCGGGGCTTGCGCTCCGGAAGACGAACTACACCTTTAGCCCTCGAAACCAAAGTAGAAGCTCCACCACTTTGGAACTTCTCCTTGAGAGCCTTGATGTTGTTGTCCGTCTCGGATTGTTTCCAATCAAGCTTATGCTTTTCGGAATCAATCACGACCATGGAATGACGAACGGCACGAACTAATTCATCAGGTCGAGCGCCTTTGATCGTCATATCAGTAATCAGATTGGATACTATACCCATCTGACGCTGCTTCATCTCCGGAGAAATCAAACGTTTGTCGTTAGGCTTGATGTCCTTCGGTAAGGCATACGATTCCTTAGGATCGAATCCTTGAAGTCCCTTCAATGGGGCAGCATTCTTAATCTGACCTTTCTTATTCGGAATTACCTGTACGGTATCTCCATCAAAGTCAGCACCTGATAGACGTTCGGCTACTTTGGAATTAATGCCGACTGCATCCTTCGCATTGCCGATGTATTTGAGACCTTCCTTGTTTCGATTGTTCACCACAAGTTCAGGCATCTCAAATCGACCAGCGTGCGGATATCGAACCAGCATCACCTTCTCGCCGTTTCGGTAGTTCGGCGCATAGATCTCACGATCACTCAACGAATTGATCGGAAGAATTACATGAGACTTCTGACGAGGAACAGCGGCGGCCTTCAAAGAAACAGCAGCAGAATCACATTCATCAGCGAATTCTTGAAGGAGCTTCTGCTTGACGATCGGATTGGTCAACGATTGAATTTCTTTGAGATTCAATCGAGAGCGATCCAGAGCGATACCGAGTTGCTGAGAAGCAAAGGATGGTTCCTGCTTGGAAAGCATCTGGGATGGTAGATTCTTAGACCAAGTATCCCAATCGCCTTCGGCATTCAAAATATTCAAAGACGATTGTTTTCTCTTACCGGTCTTTGGATCCACATACATAGGCTGCAAACGCACTGCTGCCTTGAACGGGTTCTCCGTATCGATGACTTCTGTTCCGTTGGCAGACTTGATGGTCTGCATCTTCTTCAGAACATCCATCTTCGGAGTGCCCTTATGTTTGTTGGTGCAGAAGGCCACATCAACACCAGGAGGGAACGACCGAGGATCACCGACGAGTGCCATACCCTTGAGGTAGTGAGTACCATCGACAGCAATTCGAACCTGAGCGTAACGTTTACCATCCGGCAACTGAAGGTCAGGAGCCTTAGGATTGATCAGCATCACGCCATCTCGTTCGACGCCTTTAAAACCAGCGAATTTGTCTTCAGCATAAACGATCTTAACTCGTTTACTATCGATCGAGACTGGAGGCTTCAGTGCGCCGGAAGATCCTTCGGGAATGTCGTCAAGGTTCTTTGCCAAAGAAGCAATACGCTCGCGATGAGCATACAGACCTTCCGGGCCTGAAACCTTGACGCCAGGAGCGGTCAACAGCTTAAGAGTCGTCTTCTGGCCAGGACCAGTGCCGAGCTGATTCTCATACATGTAGTGGACTTCATAGCCCTTATCGACCGCCATCTGCACTGCGACCTTGAGCTTATCGGCAGAAGTTCCCAGATATAGTTCTGAAGATTTACCGATATCAAGACCACCGTTCTTCGGAACCGAAGCCATAAGCTTTTCCGAGATGTCGGTAGCGATGTCCTTACGAACTTCACGACCATCTTTAAGCCAGCCACGGACTGTCGATTCAGAACGTCCGAGCTCTTTGCCGATGGCCGTAGCACCCCAACCTTGCTTCTGGAGGTTCAGAGCTCGGTTGCGAGTATAGTTCTCGGCTTCATTCCATGCCATGGAATATCGGGCTCGGTACTCGGTCGTAGTCATGCCTAAAGATCTGGCGATCTCGGTGGAATTAGTGATTCCTTGCTCCTTGAGCCGAGCCACTTGACCAAGCAAGCCATTGGCTCTGGTCAAGGAATCCTCATCGCCAGAACCCCATTTATACCGTCCGGAATGCGGAGTGGCGCCCTGATGTGGGGTACCGTAATGCTCGAAGTCATACAACGACTCGTCATCACCAGAATATGACTCTTCAGCCATAATCCGCTCCTTTCTAGAAGATCAATTTATTAGCTTTCGCTTCAGCGCGAAGTTCACGAATCATCTTATCGTCATGAACGATAAGATTCATAATATCCTTGATGGTTTCCGGATCGGTAAACTCTTCGATGCGAACTTCATCATTCTGATACAGTCGGCATTCGAAATTGATGTCATCAGGCTTGATATTGTACTCGAGACAGAACAGAGCGCAATACACATGCAACTGACCGAACTCGAGTACATCCTTCTGACCGGTCTTGAGATCGAACACGCGAAGAAGTTTCTTCTTCGGATCAAAACCGATAAGGTCGGCGGTCCCGAAACAATACTCGCTGTAATAGAGCACCACTTCAGGACTCATGTTATATCCAAGGCCATCATTGATGAACTCGTTGATGGTCTCATGATTGCGCGGCATCTTTCGGCCCATCCTATTCGCAAACTCGGCGAAGGCATGAAGCTGTGTGCCACGTTCCTTCATGAGATTGGAATAGAAGATATCCTTGAAATGCTCATCGTCGTAGTTGAGCCAGACATGATGACTGGCACTCAAATATGCGTGCTTGCCTTCAAGGTCAGTATGCTGATTGAACGTGAATGCCATGTGAACTCCTAAAATGAAAAGCCGTGATTCCCTAGGCTTTGGATAGATATGCCTTGACTTGGTCAACCACATCATCTTCATTCGAAGGATCGACGAACGAAGCGAAACCGCCATCGTCGTTGATCTTCTGAACGAAGTGATCCTGATTCGGTCGATGAGATGCAGTAGCAGAGCGTTTGACTTCCAACGAAGCAAATCGGCCATGCGCAAGAATCAAGAGATCCGGGATGCCTTGCACTTGGTTCGCATCAGCTTTCATGACAATGGATCCTGGAATCTCAGTCCTCAATCGCTTGACCAGTTTACGCTGGAAGTCTCGCTCTAAAATCATGGAAAACCTCCGACCGTAAAATACGGGAGATACCTGTAGTTATATGTATATTCTATCCATTATGGGAAATGTACGAGACGATGTTTGTGCACATTTGTGCACAAATGATCTAGATATATTCGGCAACGAAGTTATCCGACCACATGCCCCTTCCACACAATAGGTCACGCAACGAATTGAGACTAAACCCTTTCTTGATAGTTGCTTCATAGATGTTCGGAAAGACTTCCGAAGTGCCATATCGAAGTGTGGTGATCTTGATTGGATGATCCTGGTACTTCCGAACCGGATGCAACGGTACCACATGCATCCATCCGATCTTGATAATCTCATCGCCGTTATGTTCGACGAGTTCGCGCTTGGCGTCCTCCAGCTGCATTCCGGCATAGTAACTGTAATCGTCGATATCCTGGCAGATATGATCATCTTCCATGACACGCATGGGCTGTTCGAATATGGGTTCGCGAAAACGCATGGTTCCTCCTAAAACACTCGATGGGCATCAGTAATGTACACGTGCACCAGACGTCGACACTTCACGCAGTAGACGATATGCAACAGCAAGCGAACACCATTCAAATCGATTTGACTCGGAGCATCATCTCGAATGACTGGTGCGGTCACTTCCCAGCTCTCTCGGTCATGGTTGCAATTAATCCCCTCTGTCGACATTTGCTGTGCGATCTGTCGGATGGCATCGGCATCGACATGAGGGATCTTGTCAAGCGGGACCATGAGTTTGGTTCGCTTGCGACATCCGGAACAATAACACGCCAGAACGAAATCGTTCATGGAAAAATTGTGACGTTCCTGAGGTGTGAGTTCATCCGGATCGATCTTCGGGATACTGATGCATACCGGAGTCCCGGGTTGACATCTGCATCCGATCATGTCGTGAGCGATTTCATAAATGGTTTCTCGATTGCCATCGAGGATGAAATAAGTCATGACGGTTCCTTTCCGCAAAAAAGTGGTTTTCAAATATGTACAATTTGTGTGACATAGGTTATACTTTATCTCTTTTTATATTATAATGATTATATTTTTTTTTTCACCGGAATAGGAAGTATGTCACAGAAATTGTACACACAGAAAAACATCCTCAAAACCTCAAAAACGTTGAAATTCCAACGTTTTCAGGCCCTAAAAGACGTTTTCAAATATGTACAATTTGTGTGACAAAATCGATTTTTATGTACAATTTGTGTGACAAAGCCGATTTTGGCGTTTTTACCCCATCTAGGGCATTTTCGCTCATGTCACACAAATTGTACACATGTCACACAAATTGTACACATTTAGAACTGCTTTTGTCACACAAATTGTACACATTTAGAACTGCTTTTTAGTACCATTCGCTCCCTCGAAAACCGGCGTTAGAGGGGTTGTAAATTGTAAAAGACATCTTTCCGACGTCCACGCAAGTCATCGCGAAACAGTCCGGACACCATACCAAATGGTACTCTTCGTCACCGCTACTCAACGGGAACCACTGCTTCGCCAAAGCCTTACGTTTCTTGAACCAGATATAATTCCTGGTGTTCTCCTCCCTGACATGGAACGCGATATCCTTCGATCGAACTGCGGAAGACATCATCAACCTGTGATGTTCACATATCCGACCATTCCTGTTCTTACGAGCAGGAAGCTCATCCATCGCATGACGAATCACTACTCCGCGTGATGGCGACACTGCGGAAAACCATCCATTAGTCTCGATCCATCCAGATCCATGTCTCCTACAGCGAGGACAATAGGCATTGATCTTCGCCTCGGTCATATCATATGATATCTCAGGATGTGCAAGATCTGTCTGCAACAGCAGAATATCACTCATGATGATCTCATGTCTCGGCGACAGATCATCACATGACCCACGATGATCGATCAATTTCGCAATGGTATTCTGTACATCACTCATCGGGTCAACTAATTCGAATTCGTTAATACGCATGTTCACTCCTTACCATAATCGAACCGTGTTTCCTGATACCACGCAGAGGAGGTATCATAGGCGCGGAATACGTATTCCCGATGCTTGCGGCAATCAGGGCATATCACCCGATGGGTCTCACTATATATATCCAAAGTGTACCCATCCGGTCTCAACATAACCTGATTCCGTTCGATATGGGTTATTTGTCCGATTCCGTATCCAGCAGGATTGTCTCCACAGAAACTTTCCTTGCTTTCCACCCATTCATGTAGTTCTCGAATATCGAACGGATCGTGTTGTATGTTTCGGTATCCCGTATGAATATACACGACAGCCATTCTCCCTTTCGGCATAGTTACTCCTTTTGTCGCGCACTGCTCCTCAAGAACCCGGAGGCGTTGAAATCCTCCTTGTTCCGAAGTGCCCGGATGATTCCCAGATCCAAAGGCGCGAACGATCGCATGATATAGTAGTTCAGGGTCTTATACGATGTATCCAACCTGTCGATCCTGCCGGCCGCCTGCTCCGCCTGTTTATAGCTGTACGGCAGCGACCAATACAGGACCGTATTGCAGCTCGTGCAATTCCAGCCCTCGGATCCAGCCTGAAACTGCACCGCATACACCCAGGAATTCCCCTGAGGCAGATCATCGTGCCGGCCGCCATTGTACTGATAGACCGGCACGCCCGTGACCTCCTCGAGCTTCAGAATCTGTTCCAGCTCGGCACGCAGCGTGTAGAATATGATCACCTTGTGATGATCACGTACCACATGTGCGGCGTACGACAGACGTGTAGGATCCGTATCGATCACCCTCCGCAGATAAAAGCACAGCTCCGTGGCGTTGAGGAACGGCTCCTCCGTCTCAGGATTCCACCGTGTCTTCATCGCCTTGCGAACCGTCTCCTTATCATATGCGCAGGTCAGCTGATGTACCACGCGTTCGGTCTCTCTCGGCACCTCGCAGGTCACCAGCACGTGATCACGGCACCTGTTCAGATAATCCTCATCGATCCAGCGGTCTATTCTCGGATACTTCGTGTACCGGGAATATACTGCATGACGACGAAAAAACTCGGTACGATTGCGGTAGAACCCGTCTGCGACGAATATCGGACACCAATCGCTCCAGGTGTCGGCGGGAGTCGCACTCAGCATCACCCAGGGATTACGTCTGGCGATCCGCACGAATGCCTTGCTCCAGGCTCCCGATCCGATGGCCCGCTGCTCGTCGAATATGAACACGGCCGACGTATCGACGTATTTCGTGATGTTGTTCCACGAATCCACCGTGACATGGACCCTGCCCATCTTCTTCGAATTCTCACCCTGATGCAAGGCATAGCGATAGAGCTCGTCATCCCATTCGTGGTTATCGCGTTTCTTGGCGGTCGTGATGATCACCAGATCCGGACTCCCGGGCATGATCTGGAACAGCTCGCCATTGGCATTATGCGAGGTCCGCACCGTACAGCACTTGGTGACGTACCAATATAACGCCATGATGGACTTGCCGGCGCCAACTCCGGCCGCCAACACCTTGCCTGACCTCAGGGCCTGCACGCACTCGTGCTGAAACTGTCGTAAGTTGACACCTGGCATGATTACTCCTTATTATATACGAGAACGTCATCGAGCTGTTCGTCGATATCGTATCGGATCTTCGGTTCGGTCATGCGTAGGGCTTCATATGGTTGCAGTCCGACAGCCGTTCTCATATGCTCGAGCAAGCCGCAGACCCAATCAGTGAATTGCCTCGCCTCAGGTCGTCTATCTTTGAACAGCAGCACCTGATAGAGACCGCGTTCGTTGACAATCAGCATGGGTTGAGCGATAGCTTCTCTTTTAGATGATGGGACTGGTATTCTTCGTAGATCATTTGCATTGATAACATATGATATGTTATAAGTATGAAGATTCAGCGCGTCACAAATATCCTTGAGCACTGCATACCACGTTCCGCAATACTTCACGAAACGAACGTTGTATCCACACCAGTTCTGTGTTTTGATGCCTATCATTTCGATACTCATGATTTTTGCTCCTTATACGATAAACCTAGTACTTTGTCAGGGCAAAATACTAGATTTTTACGCTAAATACAACATGTGGCCACAGAAACCTCGCGAAATGTGCACAATACGTGCACGAAACGCGATATATGTTTCCTGGCCACATGTTGAGATAGCATTTTCGGTCATTTCGTCACAATCGGCCTATGATTTCGCACCATATCGCCGATATAATACGCAATGGTCGAGCGTTTCAGCTTGAGAAACTCCTCCATCGATTGGTTCCAGCTGACAATGGCATGTCGGTCATCCACATAGGATGCCGGCGCCTTGGCCGTCACCACTGAAGCGCTCCAGATGAACATGCCGATGGATCGATCGAGGTTGAGACGGACTTTCTTCTTCCATCCCCAGAACCAGGTGTCCTCAACGGGATCGTATTCGAATCCGAGGTTCTTGAGCTTCCATCGCAAATATGGTCCGATGCTGATTGAGGTCATGACTCCTCCACACTTTCCGTCACCACATCATAGATCTGTTGCAGCTCCTCCGGCGTCGCCGCGCCCAAATGGATATCGGGACGCATGACATGGTTCAGGCCGATGCAGATCATGGCCACGAAATGGCCATCGGTCACCAAGGCCAGACGAGCGGTGAGATGACCGATGATCTTATGACGCCATTTCGAGAGATTCGGCTGATCGTCGATGTTGCCGTCCCAGACGAATCCGAGTTCGCGAAGCTTGTCGATCCATTCGGCTTTCTCGAGAGCCTGTTCGTGGGTAAGAGTATCCTGTGTCATGGTGTTCTCCTATTCCTGCCAGATCTCACGATTATCCATCTTGAGGTATTCTTCTCGTGAGATCGGGATATAGACTTGTCGCCGGCAACGCGAACACATTGCCAGACATTCGTACTGCATGGGACTGATTTTCCACGCATCGGTGATGATGATCGAGGCTCCAGCATGGCATGATAGCTGTCTGTGAGCCTTGTCAAATACGCTGGCCGGAGCCATGGTAAATATCCTTTCCCATCATACGTCTTCGAAGTGGAAGCCGCATAATGTCCGTTGTTTCCTATATCCGTTCAGTATCTGTGAGATCTTGGTCTGGACCGTATGAGGATCCTCATCGGTGTAGCCATGCTTGATGAGATATTGCGACGTCTCCATGATGGTGGGGAACACCAGATTGAGCTCCACGATACGATTCGGACGATGACGTCCGTGACGAGCTTCGTCGTCAGGATCGCTTTGTTCGCCAAGCCAGGCTATGACCGTACGGTTGCCGTTGAGAATCGCCTCGACGGCGAACAACAATTCCGGATGCTTGATACGGGCATACTCGCGCAGCCACACGTCGTAGTAGCGCGAATATGCCTCCCAGGTGCGCGGCGTGTCGGGATTGATGGACTCTAGCTGTCCAACGGTTTCGCGACGGATCTTCATCATCTTGCCGACTTGATGCTGCGTGAGACCAAGCAGGCACCGTGCGCTGCGATATTCGTCAGGCGTTGGCATGAGCAGGCTCCTTCGGATAGATCAGGCCGAGGATTCCGAGCTGGTCGAATTCGTTCAGCAGTTTGGTATCGAAAACCGTGAGCTGTTCGTCTCGCAGAATATAACACTCCGGAGCCCGGACCGTGAGACCACGGCCGACGGCGATGTTGAAGACGTTCGTCGAGAACGTTCCATCGGAATAGCTCTGCGGGAATGTCCATGCGAGATCATCAGACCCGGCATGCTTCGGCAAATATCCGAGATCGTTGATCCTCGAGACGAATTCGTAGATCTTGTCCGCATCCAGTCTCCAAACATCCGCAGGAGCGGTGTTCGGAAACATCTTGTGATCCGCCGTGACGTGTTGGGTTGCTCCGCAGAACGGGCACCAGCTGGTGCATGCGTACATACGGCCTTTGTTGGCAACGGCCATCGGCTTGGTCATAGCCAAAGGCGTATCACATTGACATGCTCGCATCTTTTCGACGGTAAGAGACATGGCATTATATATCATGATCGGCGAGAATGATGTGCTGGACATGGTTATGAACGGTGAAAAAGTTGTGTCTGACATGATTGCTCCTTTGTGTACATATATCAATCGTATTTGGTTTCCAATGCCATCGGACGTTCGGAATTCTCAATCGGACGTTCCTTCTGGCAAACATGCTCCAAGATCCATCGAATCTGTGATGGATCATTGGAATATGGCGCCAGCTCATACCAGAGAAATACATCGCCGCTGCCGGTGATGAAGCTCACTCCATGCGGTCCAGCGGATTTGTATTCGAAGACGCTGTTGGCGAGTTCCGGCAAGACATATTCGAATATCTCTTTGGCGTGTTTGTCGTAAACGTCCGAATCAGGCGTTTCAGGTTCATAATTCGCCACTGAAGTTCGCCTCCTTCGTCCAGAGATACCATCGGCCGAATTCCACGGTGAATATCGCATATTCGGTCGAGTCGTCGACTTCGTATTGATCGTCATCGTAGAATCTCCTGGTCGCTCTGTTGATGATCAGCTTCAGAGAATGATCATCGAAATCCTCAGCCGATTCGACGTTCGATGCATCGTCCGGGAATATCAGCATAAAGATCTCCCAGAGACGATCGAAGTTGCTCGGCAGATAGGACACATGGCGAGCCCTAGCAATACTTTTCCGAGACGTCTCGGCCACCCATGCTGTTGCCACTGGCTCGCTGCGACTTGGCAGGTTTCGGGTGTTGCTTGTTATCATGGAGTTCCTCCTGATCCTTGATATCGATGAAACCGCTGGCGTTGCAATCCATGCACTCCATCCAGATATGAATCACCGGATTGCCGTGAGCATCTTCGATCTCTTCCATACGATCCGGGTCCAAATATACCGTTGGATACTTGTATCGTTCGAGAAGCTCCGTGCTCATATTGACATGCTTGCCTTTGACCAGATCCGAGATATCCGCGTATCGAGATGCGATCTGCTCTGAGGCTTTGCAGACATCGGCATGTTGCTTGGATGCCTGATCGATGAGTTTCTCGCCATCGAGAGTGTCAAAATCAATCATGAGTATACCTTTCAAAAATAAAGGACAGGTACAGGCCGATGACGGCCCATACCTGTCGCGATGTCATGTCAGCGATAACCGCCAGACAATGTCTTGACGAACCACCAGAAGAAATATAATCCTCCGGTGAGGATGGAATAGATGCAGACCTTCAGGACACTTGGTCGAGGAGTTCGGTTGTCGTATGACATCAGTCCTTCTCCACCTTGTGGAACGTCATGGTGTTCATGGCGGAATCCGGTTCATCGAAGAAACGAGCCTCATAATCGGATTCCTGAACCGTCACCAGCAGCTTCTGCAAATATGCGGTGGTGAACTGTTCGTAATGGTTCAGATTGAAGCTCAGCCACGACTCCGTCACAGCGTCGGCAGACACTAGAGGATCGAGCATCTTGACGGAATCCTCATCCAACTGGGCGTTGCCGTGCGAATTCTTCATCCAGATCTCCGGAGGATTGTAGGACTTGAAGTTGATCTTCACCTGAAGCGTGTAGATGCCCGGATCGTTTTCATCACGGCCTTCATGGAACTTGACGTTCAGGCCAAGGTCCTGAAGCGTTTTGGCATCCAATTCTTCGAGAACGATGTTGAAGTTGCGATTGCCGGCAGGATTGTACTTGCCTTCGCGACCTGCAAAATTCGTCCAGATCAGACGAACGTTCTCGCATTCGATCTTGTTGACGTCACCGTTCGGGCGCTTGACGATGTTGATAGGCATAATGATCTCCTTTTATTAAAACGCAAAGCCAAAGCCGCATGTGCGACTCAGGCTTATGATTACTTCTCAGCGAAAGTGGTTTCGTTGATGTCTTGTTTCTTTGTTAGTTTGTTGGCTGCTTTCTTCTCCTTATGATTATTCCAGTGGCGACCGATCCAGGCAAACCAAGTCATATCCTTATGCTTGATACGATCTTGAATGCCCGCTTCGATCCCCAGCACGACAATCGTGATGAGAATGAAATCAGCGATAGCTTGGCAAATATCAACAGACATGTTGACTCCTTTTCTTTGATGGTTCTCATTAAAGGACATGTCTGGTTCGCGACAAGACAAAGAGCAGACCGCATGTGCGGTCCACTCTTTGTGAATGTTACTCGGTTGCGAGTTGCATTCCGACTTTATGTCCATAGTCATTCACCATGCAGACAGTGAAATCCTCGATAATGAATTTGACTGAATCTGTGCATTTGGCCATCTCATTGTTGTATTGGTCAATAATCGGTTGCCAACGATCCAGAATGAATTGATGGTATTCATCGTTATTCATAAGATCACCATGGTTTGGGTGAGTCTTATCGAATTCCGAATTCCACGAATCAATTTGTTCATTGAATCGATCGGCTTGCCAATTATAACCAATCATAAATGCAGCGGCCATAAACTCCCAGCCAAATCGATTTCTCGGAATGATTTTACCGGTGTTGGTGTCTATGATAGTAATGTGTGCATAAATATCGGTCATGATTAACTCCTTTAATGTGAATTAATATTCTCATTAAAGTCCATGTTTCTTTCGCGTTAAAAATGATCATCCCACCACAATGGGAACCAAGCTGCGAAAATCATAACCAGTACGGCGCCTATGAGTAAATATAACATCAGTTGCTCATCGCAAACTTCAGCAACGAGTTGACACCCTGGTTGCGTCCGAGCTGATACCCGATGGCGAAAATGCCAAGGCCGGCCAAGGCCAGATATGCAGGATGATCGAGCACGACATCCTTGAGTGTCGATTTGGATTGGTCGATGACTTCGTTTGCATCGAGGATCTGAGTGGTGTCATTATCAGACATGATTTTCTCCTTATTCTTTACAATAGTTGGTTGCATTTCAAAATGGACTTTGAATGGAAGTTTCATTCGCAGTCCTCCGATTCGTCTTGGACCAATCGGACCGTTTCGGCATATCGTACATCCGAAAACCTGTCGATATCGCCGGACACCGACACCATTTTACCGCATCCGGTGCAGATGAGGATGGCTTTGATCCGGTTGGCAGTAATATCGAAATCAAGAGCTTTGACCTCGGCATCGCAGTCACAATGCATGAGATCGTTTACTTCTTCAGTGGTGAGTGCCATGATTTTACTCCTGTTCTTTGTATACTTCATCAAATGGTCGTACGTCGACATCTCCGCCCTGGACCGTGACCGAGCACATGAGCTGATCGCTTTCCGGGTCGTAGAAGATATCGTCGAGCATGTAATTGATCTGATCCTGAATATCAGGATCGGTCATGCGCATGATCTCATATTGCTTGAGACCGATGTTCTGGCGAAGCCGTTGCAACACGCTTCCGGCCCATATGCGGAACTTTCGTGCTTCAAGTCTGCGAGATGCAAACAATGCTTCGTATATGCCGATTTCGTTGACGACAAGCATCTTCTGAGTACGTTGAATGGGCTTTTCAGACCTACTTTCAAGGTAGGTCTGATTTTTATAAGATGTAGGTCGATTTGATACGGATTCAACATCGATCTTATCCAGCATATTGGCGTCAAGCCTTTGAGCAATTTTCCACGTGCTAAGATTCAGCGCGTCGCAAATATCCTTGAGCACGGCCCACCAGTTGCCATCGATCTCGACAAACCTGATACTGTGTCCTCTCCAGTTTTCGGTTCTGGTTTTCATGGTTTACTCCTTTTTATATAATATGATCTAACCTCATTTGAACTGAGGTCAGCTTTTATTCATAACTTCCTTCCACATTCAATCGGTACCATTGCTGGACGATCGAATGTCTCCATCATGGTGATATACAAATCGGAATGTCGAGGTATCGGTCGTTGCTTGGGAATATAGGTCCAGAGATTGACGCTGATCATCAGGACCATCGCACAAATCGTAACGATCATAGTAATTGACATGATTGCTCCTTAGAATTTATGATTGTCTACAAACCAGCTCATGAGTATAAGCAAGCCGAGTGAAATCATCAAACTTAAAAAATCGCTCACACTCATGAGCTAACCTTTCTGATCTGTGTATTATCGAGTCAAGGAAGCAACCAGATCATTGCTTCCAGGATTCGGCGAAATATAGGGTTCGCCGTTTACCAGCCAGTCGAAATCGCCGTACTGCGAAATATCATCTCGTGCCTCATCGGCGAGATGTTCGTAGTAGGTGTAATCGACTTCATCTTGTTTGTGACTGTCTCGGAGAATGCTTGATTCCTTCCAACGATAACCCTTGGTGCCGGATAGTGCGGCATAACCGCCGTTACCGTTGTCACGGACCAGCAGACCTCCGCCACAACCCGGTTGCACCGGACTGAAGGCGCTTACCTTACCGACGAAATCATAGCGATGTTCGTCCTCGGGTAGCCCCTCGTTGAAGTCTAGGTAGATCGATGTCGTGGCGGATTTGGTTTCGCAAAGATCCTTGAAATCAATCGTTTCATGAGAGAACAGCGTCTTGAAGACGTAGGGTACAGCGAACTGTGCACCCGTTGCCGCCCAACCACCATGCGATGCGGCGTCGTGCCCGTCGTCGCCGTAACAATGATGGGCGATGTATGTCGCTTTGTTGACGATACACATCTTGTCGTAGATCGCTTCGAGTTCGAATCCGTAGCCATATTTCGCTCCCATGTCATTGACAAATGTCACGACGTATTCATCGATATCGGCTATCTTGATCGAATCGGTTTTGATATGCACGACTGTGTAGCCAAGCTCCATGACCTTCTGTTTAAGCAGAAGCATGAACAGGGCGCCGCGTTTCGCGACTTTGTTGTCGACATTGCGATCGTTGGCTCCATTCCCGACATCGTTGAACTTTGTCGGGAACTTCGCACTGGTCAAACCGTATACCGAATTGATCACGATCTTCAGCGCCTGAGCAAGCGATTTGGTGTTTTCACCCTCCTTAAGCAGTGGAGCCAAAGCACCATCCATACGTCGACGAGCGGATTCGAGATCACCGTGCTTGATGTCAACACGAGCGGCCTTGATATCGCTGAATCGTTTGGTGTATGGACCGAAGAAATTCATGTCCTCAAGACTCGACGGGTGTAGACTGGTCACATCAAGCAAACCGACGTTGCCGAACATACCACCGAGCGTCTTGTCTGGAAGTTCAGGCATGAACTGATCAGCACCGTCATATGAATATCCTTCGAGACGCTTCGCCAAATCGGGACGCATGGTGTCGAAATCCATATCCTGGGATCGATAGACCTCACGATATCGTTCAAGTCGGTCCTTCCCGGTCATGGACCATTGGATCCGACGTCCGTAATACGGGCCATTGTCACCATTCGCCATGCCGTATACCCACACATATCCGCCTTCGGAAGGATACTCGCCCAAATACTTGGATTTGTGATCTTTATCAGCGAATTTGTCGAAGGTATACCCCGGAAAGGTTTCACTCAGATCCGGGAACGGGAATTCCTTTTGTGGATTCTTCGCGTCTCCGAATATGATCTGTGCCGTATGTTGGTTCGTCGAATCATTCGGTGTGAGGCCGGACAGATTCGCCAGACCTTGGCGGGCCACGAAATCCTCATGCCGATGGTTGAATACCGCTTCCGTAGCTCGGACATCATCTTCGCAATATGATTGCACCAGATCCCAGAGTTTCGGATCGACCGGTTTGTCCCACGGCATGCCGAGTTCGTGATGATCGATCCCAAGCTCGATCTCCCACTTCTTCAATGACTGCTTCTTTGCGGAGAAGTCGTAGATATCCGTATAGGAGATGTTGTAGGCATTCTGGAACATGGCGTTTCGACTGCGAGGTCCACCAGCCACGATATCCTGAGACAGGTTGTAGAGCTGTTGGTTATCGTAACCGAGCCAACCCCATGCGTAGAGCATATGATTGTCATATCGTCGGTTGTTGAATCCGACCAGAGCCTTGCCGCAGAGTTTGCGAACATCCTTCGGATCGGGATTGATCAAGGTCTTCACCGGATGATCCTTCTCATCACCTGCGTCTTTGAAGCAGATCATGAACAGATTCGGAAACACCTCGACATCGTAGAACGTCAGAATATCAGGCGTTCCAGTATGCTTTGGCGGTTCCAAGCTGTCGGGTTCGTCCGAACGAAGCTTCATATTCGCCACGACTTTCATGCAATAATCTCGATTATGCGTGGAGTTCATGGCGAAATTGAGAATATCAAGACGCATGTCTTCGACATTATACTGGATGCCAGACTCGTATGCTTCGTCCAGCAACTTACAGATGAAGTCGATCGATGGCTTGGTTCCTGGACAATATTCCTTTCTTAGGTTTCCTTTAATAAGATTGCGAAGATGCTGCTCATCTTTGATCGCTTTCTCATTGATCATGGTTTTATCTCCTTTGAGAGGAAGACCGCTGGAAATATGCGCTACATCGAGATCGTTGCATTTTCTGAGTTTCCTTCGCAATGCCGACTTCCCTCGATACACTTTGCATTCGACGTTGATGTCGATCAGAGGTTTGAGTCTCGTCACGTCACCATCGTAAATATAATGCAGATGCACGCCCTTACCGGATTTGCTCAATTCCGCATACGTCGGTGGATACTTCGCGGCTTCGGCAAGGTTTCGTTCCAGACTTTTCTCTCCGTCATCGCCTTTAAGATCAAAGTCGATGACGATATGATTCTCAGGTACTCGTACCCAATGCAGTTTGGTGGTGTCCACATCTTTCAATGTACTGGTTACCTGATCCCAAGGCAACCGAGGTCCTCCGATGGGGTTATCGGCGGCGTATTGCGCCGGCCAATCCTGAGCCATGTGGTCGAATGCCGAATCGGTCGAATTAAGTTCGAGTTTTCTCGCTTCGATCGGCTTCGGTTTCTCCACTTTCTCGAATTTATCCCAACGGATTCCCTCGAAACCGGTGTTACGAGTGGATTTGCGACCATTGACGATGTTGTCAGTCGTCTTGTTGAAATATGATGACAATTCGAACAGGAAGTCATCACGTTTCATGCGCATGGTCACGTTACCTTCATCACACCAAACCTTATATTGACGCCAAAGTTCGAGGCCATCGATATGATCGTTATCTTCGAATTGGTCGAGAACGCTTGACAAGAACGAATACATATCATTCGTTCTGGCCACCATTTCGGTTGGCACGTAATTGCCATATGCGTTCGGACCCATTTCCTGATAGACCTCTCGGCAATGATGGGCGATCGCACCGAGTTCGAATTTGATACCGTCCATGGCTTCGAAATATTCAGCATTGCTGAGTTTTCGTCCTGATGGATAGACGTCGATCAACCTTCGGATCAGACCCGATTTCGAGTCTGTGATCTTCACTGGTTTATTCGAAGCCATGAACAGCATCGTCTTGATCGGAATATCATACTGCTTGACGCCTTTCTCATTGACTTTGATATATTCATGCGACACAATGGTGTTTAACAATGAATTATCATCGATCTTTGAGAGGTCACCGTCGCTTTGAATGGCCACAAGTGGCGCATTCTTGAATGCAGCAGTAGCGAATTGATATCCCTGACCAAGTTCTTTAGCATTGAAGAACGAAACGTAGTTCCCGAACAGTTCCTGAATGATATTCAGAATCGTCGATTTACCGGTACCGGGAGCACCGGTAATGGCGAAGAATTTCTGAATACGTTTCTGGTCCTTACCGTCAACGATCAGACCTATGCCCCATTCGAGCTTTCGACGCTCGTCCGGGTCATAGATCGTTTCCATCAGGCGATCGTAGTTCGGTGTCGGACCATCGATGAGATCATACGGTAATTTGAACGATGCGTAGTCGTCGCGATCGACTTCGTCGTTGTCAAATATGACCTTTTGATCCAGCATGATGCTGCTGTCATCGAGGTTCTTCAGTTGGGATAGATATCGATTCCATTGTCCATTGGACATATTGTCCATGTACTCCGGAGTCAAGGTCTTGTCCGAATGTGTTGCGATATACTCGCTGATATCCCTATCAATGAGTTCGGAGAGGCGACCGACACTTCTGGACCACAGGTGCGTATCTGGATCATATACGGCGTAGAATTGTCCGCCTTTGACAATAAGGTCCTTGAATCCACGGGCCCTAGGATTCGCGATGACCTTGGTTGTGGTTTTGGTGCTTTTGACTTCAGTCACTCGTATTTGGTCCATACCCACTCCTTTCTAGTCCCACTTATATGGAATATCGTGGTCGGAATTGCCGAACAATGTCCACTGATCGAACAATTGCATCCGTCGAAGATCCTTGTCGCATCCCTTGATAACGAACAATCCGCCATTGCTTCCATCGGCATTATACTTCCGGTTCGTGGTGCGTTCGACAAGCAGTCGTACCGGTTCGGATGCGTCTCCAACGGCATCGAAATATGAATCCGTGTAGGCTTGTAGATCCATATTTTTGATGAATAGATGCATCCAATCGGCACGAGATATCTTGAGTGCGAGATCATTATCGACCCGTAGAATCACTGCGACGAGGAATTCCAAGAAGCTCACCACTCCTCCCTGGAATTGCGCTTCGCATGGCGCATGATTGTAATATTCGTAATCTCCACGGAGTTCGAGAGCATCGCCTTCTCGATTGGCATCCATGGCGATACGATAGGTGTAACGGATCGTATTCATCGCATGATAGAGTTTGGAATATCCATCATTATCAATACCGACCACATCTTCTAGAAGCCAATCGAAATATGGTTTCACATGTGGTTCGCTCTTAGGCATGTTGCTCCTCCTCATAGGATTTCCTGGCCATATCTTCGAGCACTCGATGTGACGGCAAGGTGATCTTATCCGGATCGATGCCGAACACCGATTCCTGATATGATTCTTCATGACGTTCGATCACATAGTCAGTCTCGAACGTGTCATTACGGCAGATCACAACGTTCGGATCTTCCTGCCATCCATACTTACCGAATTGCACCAGCACGGCCATATCGATAAGATCATCCGGACGTTCGACGAGCACTCGTCCTTCGGCGAGTTTGTCGTCTCGAACATAGTAGTCGAGATACACCGTATCGATGAAGTCCGGAGCGGTCTTGTGCTCATAGTCGTCGATCATATATACGGTTCGGTTCGGATCGATGGAGTTCTTGAATCGATGTTCCTTCACTTCGGTGAGCAGTCCGAGAATGAGATTCTCATCGCCTTCGCAAGCGTCATACGACGCCTGTTCTTCATCGGTCAACGGTCCATCCCATCGAGGATTGCCATCGTGGATCGTAAATTGATCAATGTCTTTGGTGCCTTCTGGTGTCATGGTTTTGGGTTCCTGTTCTTTGGGCTTGATCATTTCGAGTTCTTTTTTGGCATCGGCTATGTCGCTATCGTACATATCGAGACGATCCGACCTATCCTGAAGATCTTTGTCATAGGCCGCTTTGCGTTCCTCGTAAGCGGCATCCATGGCATCGAGCTGACGGCCTTTGGATTGACGTTGCTCCTCGAGCTGATTGACTTCGTCCTCCAGCTGTCGAAGCGGTATATACTTTCGATATACACCGAAATATCCGACGACGGTGGTTACAGCGACGCCAGCCAGAAATCCGATACCAGCGAATATCAGATTCTCACGATTCATGTTCGCTCCTTTCAAGAAGTACACTAGCGATGATCAAGAAGGTTCCGACCGTGATATATGGAATATGGCGTTTGACCACATACCATATATTCTTCGCATTACGTTCTTTCAGGCATTTGCAATCATGAATGATATTAGAGAACGTGATCGATGCTATTGATACTCCTCCGATCATCATGAATGAATTCTCATGAGCTTTGTTCGGTTTATGAGATTCATCGATGACTTCAGGTTCATTGATGGTCGCTTGGAGAACACCGTCATCTATTTGCGAGAAATATGTCGCACATGCCGCTAACGATGCCTGAGCACGAGAAGCCGGTCCGGCATGAGTGTCGCCTAATACTTCTCGGGCATTGGCAATCTCGTCGTGATATGCGTTAATTTCATCGATATTCATATCACGCCTCCTCGGCCTTGATTCGATGAGCCAAAGCCTTCGTGACGGCACAGCCGTAGCGAGTAACAGCGTCCATGTCTTCGGCCCATTTCCTGTCATTATATGCAGAAACACAGAGATATCCGACGATAGCGGTGGCAGCAGTAGCTACCAGAAATGCTCCGGCATCGAACACGATATCACCGACACGATTGAACAGATTATCATTGATCTTCTGCATCTGTTCGTCAGACTCGATCTCATTGTTCTCAGCCTTCTGAATGGCATCCACCGCGGTCTCATGCAGTTTCTTGGCATTCTTGGCAGTACGAATCGCACCGATGGCGGCGACTCCAAGAGATATAGCGGCAACAGCGGCCTTGGCGATTTTAATAATGGTTGTAACCTTCATGATTATCTCCTTAATAAAAAAAAATAAAAGGGAGCGCCACGATTCCAATGACGCTCCCATGTTACATATAACGATCAGATCTGATCGTAGACGATGCCGTCGCAGTTGAACTGAAGAAGGATCTCTTCTTTGCCATCCCATGGGCAATCCTTGACATTGTCCCAGGGATCATCGCTGCATCCGAACACACCGAAGTCGACGACCGAATCGTGATCCGGTGTATTGATCCAACCGAGCACGGCGCCTTCCTTGGTATCCGGAAGACCGAGTAGACGATAGACGTCGTTCAGGAACAGATGCCCGGTGTAATCGAGCTTGTTCTGAGCACGATCCAATGCGGACTTCAGCATCACGGTATTCATATCCGGGGATTCGTGATCCCAGATCTGAGAATCCGGTCCGAACCATTTATCGGTCGGACTCAGCGTCTGGACGTTCTGCTCCTTCTTGGTCTCGATGACCTTGCCTTTGTCGTCGGTGACTTCGACGGTGTCGATGTTCTGATAGAACTTCTGATCGACCTCTTCGCCATACTGGGCCACGACACGTTCGCGGTAATCGCTGAACTTGGCGGTTACAGCAGCGAATGCCGAAGCTACAGCCGTGTATCGAGTCTGGAGGATGTTGTGTGCCGACAGAATGCAGGCGATGCTCAGTCCGGTCAGAATAATGGTCGGAGCATAGAGCTTCGCATAAGCCACGGTGGTACGCATGTAGATGATCTGCTTCGACGAAGCCGCTTCATTGACCGTGAAATCGCCGTCATCGAGCTCGCCGTTGTCCACCATCTTTTCGAGGGTTTCGACGCGGCTCATCTCGGTTTCATGGTTCTTCTTCACGTCATCGATATGCATGGTCGACCGACATGCGGTGACCGTTGCGGCGACGCCAAGCACGATGCCCGAATACGTCAGGATTTCCGGGCTATGCTTCTTCAGAAACAGACCGCTCTTAGCTGCGGTTTTGACCAATGTACTTTTAATGGACATGTTTACTCCTTATTTGTTGTTGTAGGCGAACTCGGTTTGCAGAGTCCACTTTTTAGTTGATTCCCAGCGAAACACATAGCGCGCTCCGCTGAATAATATGATCAATGCCGTATGGTTATCCATCCGGCGGTATTTCTGAACTCGCTCCGAGAGTTCGGGGAAAAGCTGTTGGAATTTCACCATGGCGAGGAAACGATCCATCATAGCTCCTCAATCGTGCCGAAATCATAACTCGGATCGGACGTATATAGATATTTCCGTCCATCCCTGGTTGTGATCACGGCCGTATTCGGCAATCGTCCCGGCCAATCGATAACGATATCAATCGTCAGGTTCGCTATCTCCGGAAAATGTCGAAACAGGCGATGCAACCATGATTTATTGATCATGGATATCGTTCTGGCTCGATCGGACTCCCGAATATCGTCGACAGTCAGTAGCATCTGATGATCGGTGTTATCGATGCCGTCTGTGATTGGATCCACCATCGTGATCGTTCCTCGCTTGCTCTTTGATTGCGCGCACTCGGTATTTGCTCGTCTGTCATTTTATCGACTTTATAGCCCCATGACGGACTCGAATACCAGTTTCTCAGCTCTTCTCGCTCGCTCATTGCAAATGCTCCGTGGGTGGAAGTTCCACGATATATCCGCCATAGATCGATCGAACACGGCTGCCACGAATATCATGCCAGCCCCAGTTCTGATCGGTATATTCAGCGGTGATTCCGGCGAATTCATAGAAATCCTTCACCCGAACGACGCCATATTGCTGGATATAATCGTTCATGGCCGTCAGGACATTTTCAGCCGACGGTCTGTCTGGGAATACGACTTTGCTGAAATCGTGGCGTTCACGAACCGTACTATCAATCACACGTCGATTGCTCGACATGGCGTTATAGTTCGTGTTCTGCGAATAGCTCGGGTTATCACGTCGAACCAGTCGAGGACTGGTCGGGCGATAATCGGACGCACCCATGCCATACACCATTCGTTTCGTTCCGCCGATGACCATATCGACGAATGTATCCTTGAGTGCCGGCACCAGCACATCGGTCAGCATGTACATCAGGACGTCTTTCGGATCACCACCGAAGAAGCGCTTTACACCTTTCTCGACCATGGTATCCTCTTTGAGTTTACCATGAGCGACTGCTGCTTTCTTCGGCGTTTCTTTGGATTCCGGAAGACCCAGGTTCTGTCGAGAGACATCGACGACTAATGGCTTGCGATCGTCTTCTGCCATGCTCTCTATCCTTTCGAAATAGACACGGAAAGGGCCCAGACATCGTCCGAACCCTTTCCTCGTTACTTAATATATGAATGATCAGTTATTCGACTGATTCTGCTGGTTCAGCTGGGCGAGATACTGAGCTGCTTCCGGCGTGAGTGCAGCCTGAGCCGAGCCGTTGCCGATGGCATTCAGGCGATCGGACAAGGCCTTCGGCACCAGACCAGTGAAGAATCGCGTCGCGAACGTGTCATCGGACATCAGCTTGCCCAACAGGCTGTCATACGCTTCAGACTCCATGAAGATCTTGGTAGCTTCGGGGTTCTTCACGAAATGCGCTTCGCCATTGTCTTCGATTCGCTTGCCGTATGACGTCTTGATCAGTTCGTCGATCAGATCGAACATCTCATCCGGAGATGCCTTTCCGGAAGTCACGGTTTCAAGCTTTTCCTGGATGCCGTCCTTCAGCAGTTGACGCATCTCACGCATGGTGAGATGGAAATATGCGTCCATGGTCTTGCTGTTGCCGTCGATGTCCTCGTAGGAAATGGTTTCCTTGATCATGTTAGTTTTCCTCCTGTTGGTTGGACATAGCCACTTTTTGTTGGGCTATGAGTTGTTTGAGTTCCATATCCTGTTTCACCGCTTCGCGAATATCACGATCACGTTGTGCCAGAATATGGTCTCCGGTTATACGGAATGCATACTTACCCGCAAGCTGAGTAAGAACACCCGTACAGATGGATTCGCCCAATCGGATGCCAAGAGGCTTCAGATATGGAGCTGCCGCTTTACCGGCTTGGGCGAGTAGGGAAATATAAGACATGATTTACTCCTTGTTGATACTCAAATAAGATTGCGATAGTCGGCCATCGGCGATTCGTGGAAATTCACCACGAGTGCCGGTTTTCCATCAGGGGTCAGCGTGGTGCTGAAACTCAGTTCGATTGGATGTTCAGACGTCCAACCGAGATCATCGCCACAACCGATATACGGCAGATCCAAGGCCTCATAGAAGTCATTCAATGATGCATACATTTCAGCATTCATCTTGTAATTGACATCATTCTGGGCCTTACGGATCTTTTCCAATGTCGACGGGAAGAATCGTCCGCTGAAACCGTCCATGCATAGCACGTTGCCATCGCCGATGACTACGGCCGAAGCGTCGTCTTTGGATTTGGCGATCTGGTCCTTGGCCACGGCCGCTTCGATTTCCTTGGCTTTCTTTTCGCCAACGATCTCGTGTACCTTATCACGATAGATGGTCGCGGCTTCCTGGGCCATGGTATATGCCGAGGAATATGCGATGATCTTGTGCGTTGCGGTCTGATGGGCGCCTACAATCGCAGTGATCGTCGCACCGACTGTCAACGCAGTCGGAATATAACATGGAGCGATTCGTTTGATGAGCTCCTTCTTGTCGTATGGCTTGCCATCAAGCTCCATGCGATACTCCAGCAGACGATCATTCGCCTGAATGGTATCTCGTGAAGCCATAACGGCAGTTCCGATCACGCCAACCACTGCCGTGCCTGTGAGAATCGTATGGGAATTTCTTCCTAGAAATTTTCGTCCGTTTGTGATGATATTACTCACCATAACGACCTTTCTGATTTGTATATTGTCAGTTCGCTAATAAAATATCATATAGAATATGCATAATACTAGAAATACTAGTATTAATAATAGTATAATATCCATACGTACGACCGATCCAAAAGACAAAGCCAAAGCCGCATGTGCGACTCTGGCTTGTAGAACAATTCACTCTTGCGAGGAATCTGTGGATTCAGTGTTGGAATTCGATTCATCGGATGAGGAATAGTCCCAATTGTCGTCCTCGTCGTCAACATCGTCGGACTTTCCCAGGTGAATCAGCAGTGCGAGTCCTGCGGCGGCAGCGGCTCCAATGGTGATATCCCTGATACGGTCCTTATGATCTTTGACGAACTGGACGATCTTGTTGGGCTTCTTCTCCTCGGTCTCGACGACTTCGGTGGTTTCCTTGTTCTGATCTTCCATGATTTTTCCTTTCATTAGGTTGTGTATGGTTCTCATTAAGGGGGATGTATGGTTCGCGTTTGCGGTGTCTAAAGAAAACACGAGTTGTTTACCAGTTGTTTGGCGATCCTTTTCTGCAAGGCGAATGGAGTCGTAAGCACACTGGTTTCGACTCGTATGGTATATACTCCATCGAATTCGCGATTCATTATCGTCACGTCTGTAATATGACCTGAATTATAGATCGCACTTAACAGCTTGCATTCGGCGGCAATGGTTTTGGCATATGCCTTAACCACCGTAACGTAACCGAGCTGGAAGTGCTGTTTCAGCCAAGCCAACTATCCTCCCATTCATTTGAAGGATAACGTCCTCGTTCATCGTTATGACGAACGACCTTCATATAAGCATTCTCGATTTCGGTCTGGGAAAATCCGAAAGCGAATGCGATATTCACCAGCGTCTGGTATACGTCGCAGAATTCTTCGAGGGAATGCTGGCGAAGCGATTCGTAATCAGCTTCGGGGTCATTCTGTCCTTTCAGCTGGTCTTTGATCGCTTCCGTCAATTCGGCCGCTTCTTCGAGTGTCTTGAGCGGAGCCTGTTTCCCTTCCGGAATCTGCTCACTATCGAAAGCCAATCCGATGGGAAAATGGACTTCCTGCTCGCCTTTGCTCAAATATACGCCGTATTCCCTAGGGTTATCATAACTCATAGCAGACCTCCAAATTTCTTTTCGATTCTTGACTTCAGAAAACGAGTTTTGAAATCAGCACGATTGTCGGGATTACTGAAGTATAATGTTGCCATTCCAGCCAACGGAATAATGACCTTGGTAATCCAGAGTCGTGCTTCACGATACAATTCGATTTTATTTCTCATGTTTACTCCTTAAAAATAAAGCCAAAGCCGCATGTGTGAAATGCGGCCTTAGCCTTGATGTCATTAGTCATTATTTAGATTCATGTCATCAGCAGTGATCGGATTCACCTCGTCATCCTTTTCTTCAGCTTTCTTTCCGATGTGGTAGAGAACGCCGAAACCGGCGATTCCTAGCAGCATCGAAATAGCAGTGTAGATAAGGCTGCAAATGGTGTACTTTCCGAAGAAGGTGCTAAACTTCATGATAACTCCTTTATTGATGGTTAATGGTTCTCATTAAAGGGTATGTTTCATTCGCGATTATATTCGGCATTGCACAACGACCATCGCGTCGGACCCCACACACGAAATACCCATCGAGGTATATCGTTGTCTAAAAAGGACAGTGTTATACATTTTGATGATCGTGTAATGTATTGTCTAAAATCACAGTCGAGTATCCCTGGCGCTATCTGTTCGAGAAAACGAGTAAGTTCATTCTTCGGCGTATTGATATCAAAATCACCATCGATGATTGTCATATTCGTGGCGTTTCTCACCGCTTCGGTTTGGATACAGACAGCGCCGTGGTAATCCATGTACACCCAGAATGATACGCCATTCGGTCGAATATACTGACACCAGCCACTGTTGGTGTTGCGAGGCGCTTGAAATGGCCCACACGAATTATCCATGATCTTGGGGAAGAGCATCGATGCCATCTCCTCATTGGACCACCTCTCGTGGAAATTCGGTGCGATTAACATGTTTCTCCTTAGTTATAATCAGAATTCCGGATCATGATCGAACACCGGTTGTGGTGCTCGTTCATAATTGATCTCTCCGCGATTGAACGCGTTCATATATCGTAGAATTCTATCGACTTCTTCGGTCACGGTTCGACTGGTATCGTATCCGCCTTTCGAGAATTCCTCGAAATTGACCCATCGTTTGCCATTGGACATCATGTCCACAACATCGGTAAGCCGTTCTTCGAGTACGGCGAACTGGGCGGCATCGTCGCGTTCCCTACGACTGATTTCCTCCGGATCGTCACCTCGAAGGAGCAGTCGCTGATATCGAATGTTGTCATCGATATGCAGATAGACTCCGAATCGATCGGTGATGCGGTCTTTGATGGTCAAATATCCAGTCGGATCGAGAATGGTCACGGTGTCGTCATCGGCATTGATGTCCTGAAGATTCACGCCGTAACGCCACGTACCGAATATGGTCCGGTATTCTCGAACGGCTACCAAATCCGGTGAAGCCGCATCGAATTCGGCATCGTCCACGAACCAGTAATCGACACCATCCTCTTCGTTATCGCGAGGAGGACGTGTGGTCACTGATACGACGCGCCGAAAACCTCGACGAGCAAGTTCTTCGGCAATGGACGTCTTACCGGAACCCTGCTTACCAAGCAGGACGATATGATTGGTATAAGCACCGGTCATGTTACCACTTCCTTACCTGGAAATTGTCATGGAATATATTGTTGATCGCGTCAAGTCCGTCCATGATCTGAACATCGTACTCGTTCCAGGTTTCGATTGGAATATCGATGCGACGCTCATATAGTCTGCAAGGAATATCACGTCCAAGCATCCAAGCATAGAACATATTCAAAGCGATTTTTGGTCCTGAAATATGAGGTGATATCTTATTATGACGTTTGCGAGTGAATTTAAGTCGTCCGACTGGTCTTCTTGCCATGTGTTGCTCCTAAAAATAAAAAGCGAATGGCCAAGTGTCATTCGCCAGCAATGTGTCAGTCGTGGTAGGCTTGGTCCGACAATGCTTTCAGATAACGTCGTACGACGTCAAGCTGTAGGCTTGCGGTTCCGAGCTTGTCCATGACAATACACACAGCATGATGTTTGCGTTCTTGGCCATTCGGCAGTTGATCGTAATATCCTTCGTTGAGACGACGGATCACGAGATCGACATTGTCCTCTTCCTGTTCTTTGTCCCAAAGTTCCTTGACACGGTCCTTTGCGGTGCAGAACAGATTCTTGGATGTTGTCTTGATATCCATCTTTCTCCTTTTTGTCGGTTATTTGGTCATTAAAGGCCATGGATGAATCGCGGCGCCAAAAATATAAAGCCAAAGCCGCATGTGCGACTCCGGCTTTTGACGTAATCCTATAGATCACATGTCAGATCTTCGGTTTGGGCAGAAACCCGAGACTTCTCGAACTGATGGTGTGATTTGCTTCGAATCCCAGCAGGAGGACGATCCCAGCGAGCGAGATTCCGGCTTTCACGGCGGTTTCGATGAGGCTCTTCTTCTGTTCATTATAGACGTTCTTGACGGCGACCAGCGACTTCAGCGATTCCAGATTGTGGTTCGTCATTTCATCGTGACGTTCCACAACCGAACTCGTGACGTTGCCGTCTCCATCAAGAGTGTCTCTTGTGACTTCGGAAGTCCTTGTCAAATCGTCGTTCAAATCGGATTCGTTCTCCGGATTCATCTCCTCCTTGAGACGATCCAAATACGCATCGATCTGTTCATCGAACTTCTGATTAATGCTCTTTGATTGATTGGACATGTTTGCTCCTTTCGGTTATATTGTCATTAAAGGCGATGATTCATGCGCGAAAAAAAATATAAACGCCATGTCCGGTCTCAGTGGTGGTACGTGACGTTACAGCTATACTCAACGTATCGGATAAACGAGAAGCCGTGTGGTTAACGGCTTGTCATTATTAGGATTGGTCAAGCTAGAACAATCCGCAGACGATGAGGACAATCGCAATTACGAATATGGCGATGATGGCGATTGCGCCCCAGACGACGGTCTTGAAAATAGTCTTGATGAGGTCCATAATAACTCCTTTAGTTGATATATAGCTTCTCATTAAGGACCATGATTCTTTCGCGAATACATCATCAAACCTCTTGCCCCAAAATATATATAAACCATACGCATCATCGGACAAGAAGCAAAGCAGATGGCTCTGCTTCTATTGATCATTCCTGATTAGAGGAAATGGTGTTCAGTGTTCTTGCGTCAAAGCGACCACATAGTACTCTCCAGCGAGAGCGGCGATGGCGATGGCGGAAATTGCAGCGAACATGGTTTTCTCCTTTAATGATGGTATGGTTCTCATTAAAGGGTATGTTTATTTCGCGACTGCAAATATAAAGCCAAAGCCGCATGTGCGACTCTGGCTTGATGATCATTCATCAATATACATTTTTTCAGCGATCTTTTTCGCGATTTGATCTCGACGTCCGTGTCCCCACGTAGTGATGGTTATGCACAAGGTTGGGTGATCGTAAAATGGATACGTTACTATGGCATGGTCATAGCTCTTTACGTACGGTAAAGAGCCGACCATGTTAAGAATCGCATTCACTTGATCTTGGTCCTTGCAATAGCCATCGGCAGTGAAAGATTCGGTTCGGTTCAAAATCTTGTCGATGATAAGCATGATTACTCCTTTGATATTGTTGAATTTCTTCAATAAAGGACATGTATCATGCGCGAAAAAAAATAAAGAGCAAGCCGCATGTGCGGCTCACCCTTTTCAGACGAGAGTGATGGTCTTCAGATAATCTGCGAATGCGCTCACGTCTTCCAGGTTGGTACTGACCATAACCACCTGAAGCTTCTTCGTATTGGTCGTAAGAATACCGCTCTCCGTTTCCGGATCACAGTGGTTCTTGATCCACTGAACAAGCTTCAGGCAGGTGTGCTGGCTGTACTGTTGGCTGACATAAGTAAACGTATCGTTCATGATTGCTCCTTTATGATAGATTCTCTTGTCATTAAAGAGCATGTACGATTCGCGTCGAGACAAAATATAAGAGCCCATGCGTGGTGCATAGGCTCTTATATGATATCATTCAGCAGTGCTCTCGGTGGTATCGTCGGTACCTGTCGAAGTGTTCCACTGATCCTTGGCACGCTTGAGCAGCTCATTGATACCCCAGCTCAGTGCCATGCAGACACCGGAAACCGTGGCCAGACCGGCCGTGGCGGCCTCCATGCCGGGAACGTGACCGAGCTGCGTGCAGACACCGGCGATCACGATCAGCAGCACGCTGAGCGCTGGCAGCCATCGACGTGCGGCCTTGACGAGACTGTCGTAACCTGAATCGGTGAGAAATGACGTTTTCTGATCGGCGTGTTCGGCCATGATATATGGTCCTTTCTTCTATGATTTTTTCGTGAGGAAAGTATAAGAGCCCATGCGTAGTGCATAGGCTCTTATACTTTATTCTGAAATGATTGCCTCTATGATGGCTTTCGATTTACAGATCCTTTGTGGGAACATGATGAGTTTTAAACTCTCAGCGATACTTCTACTAGCAAACCAAGGCATATATCTCAGCTTGAAACTTACGCATCTTACCAGTCCGTCTTTTTCGATGACTTCGCATGGTATGCGAATATCACCGTCATATACGATAGTTGTAAGTGATAAGCATCCAAGATGTGTTATGCCCTTGATCCTTAAGTATCCGTTCTTGAGTTCTACTTCATAGTTACTATAAAAGATCTTGTCATTGTTCATAATGGCTCCTTTCATTAAGGGCCATGTATGTCACGCGACGTTTTAATGATCCGTATTACTATGAATCGACGAAATCGATTTAAATGGAAGGTCGGATACATCATCGATCATTTTCTTCGCCAGACCATTCGATCCAGACTCCAGATACGGGTTGCCGAGATATTTCATAAAGTCGTCGTATTCCTCATGGGTGATCCACCCGCGCTCGATGAACTTCTGACCTTCCTCTATGATATGGTAATGTGCCATACCACGAGTCAACCGGATTCCGGTATCTTTTTGTTTTGCTTTATACAGGATCAACGTCCACAATCCACTGGATGCGAATACTGATCCAGCGATTGTAATTAACATTTCGATCCAATGCATCGACATGATCCTTTCTATATAATATCTCGGAGGCTCCTGGGAAGCGTATGCTCCCGGAAGGACGCTGGTGGGTGTGGATGCTAATCATCCGCTTAACAGTACCGGTGGCGCAGCAACTCATACCATTTCTCAACGAGAACTTCCGCCACACGTTCATGATCTATTCGCTTACGCCAACGGCGATACGAATATGAGCATTCCGAACTTCGTTATGGATACATGGCGTTATCCCGGACAGTATCTTCAGAATGGAAAATGGTATCCTCGATTTGCTCATACCGTCGATAAACACCATGCCGGTTCGATCGAATACCCGAATAATCCCATCAGCATTGAACAGCCATATATCGGAGTCTGCTATTGGCGTAGAATTGCTTAAGCGATACGGCGCCAATAGCAAACAGCGACGTAGGGATTCATGAGCGGAAGATTTCCATAAACCTTCGTTCCTGAACCAGTCACTTTGGTGTTCCAGTTCACAGCGCCACGAGTTTCCAGTTCGAATCCATACGCGATACGAATAGGAACATGCGCATTGGCGTCTTTCCACGCAACGTGTATTCCAGCATGATCGTTGAAATACGCTCCAGCCGCTACATCAGTCGAACGGCCGACATCAACGGTTTTCGCACCGCCCTGCTTGTTAAGGGTGAAATCGGTATCCGTTGTGGATACACCCACCAGCGTCCTTCCGGGAGCATACGCTTCCCAGGAGCCTCCGAGATAGGACGCCGGTGATGTGTTGGTGGATGTCGCCAGAATCGTGCCGACCGGCCAAAACGTATTGCGAATCTTCGCAATGAGGTGCTGTACACCTGCCTGATCCAAATATGCAACCATTATAGGTCTTGCCTTTCCGTGAGGAGTCGGCAAAACCGGCGGAGAGAAGACGCATAGGCATACTGTTGGCATGGTAACCGGCGATTACTGGGGATCGACGTTGCTATCTATCGGTTATATAAGTAGTTCGTTCGTACCGACGGCAGATACCGGTATGGTCAAATATGACGCAAACGATAAGCCGATTGAAGGACGAACTCAATTCACTTGGTCTGCCGTTGGACGTGGTGGAGGTTATATCTTTTCAAATCACCCAACGACGAAGGATTATATCGAATATGACCGTTTTCGTTCGGAAGGAAACACAACGAAGGGCTCTTCGCTTCAACCCTACGTTGCAGTGTATATTTGGCGTCGCACCGCTTAAGCGATCCTTCTCCACACATACACCGCAACATATGGCTGAATCGAGCTCACCCTTCGTTCTTTGCTGCCTGCCGGCGAAACGACCCTCACACCGCTATTCGAAACATCGGTTGTCGCGTAGTGGTTCAACGTCTGCGACTTCACCGTTGCTTGCCACACAGTATTGCCGCCCGGAATGGTGTTGACTTCGGCAATGAAATCATTGCCGCGATTACTCCAGAGCGCGTACAGATTGGTCAAATCAACTGCTGCCGTCTTCTCTCCGCCGGTTTTGCCGACGGTGAAATCTTTATCGGTGTCCGATGCAGAGACCATTACTCGTCCCTGCGCATAGCGTTCCCAGGTGCCACCGAATAAACTCGCTGGGGACGTGCTACTAGTGCTGAAATAGAGAGATTCAATGGGCTGGATCCGGTCAAGAACCTTCCTGACTAGATGCCGAGCCCCCCCCTCGTCAAGATAAGCTACCATGATATCATACCTCCTAAAATATCAAATTCTGAAGAAACCATCGATCGTACTGGTGGGTATCGATCCGATCGCATCGAGCTTCGCCTTGTCGGCTTTAGGCATCAGACCGTCTCTGGACGGCGTGGCGAGCGGAATGGCTCCGACGACGTCGCTCGAGAGACCGTCGATCTTCCGCTTGTCGGCTGACGACATAAGGCCGTTAGCTGATTGACTGGCAAGCGGGTATGTCGTGTTGTTGTCCGGCGGGACAGCCCATGTACCGTCGCTTCTCAGATAGCGGTTATTCGCACCTGTTGCCGGAGCAGGAACAAGACCAGCCCTTCCAGCTGCCGATGTCGTTGCCCCACTCATGTTTCCGTAGGTCGTGTCCTGCGTGGTGAACGTCGAGGTCGCACCGTTGCCTTTGGTCACCGTGACCGTGCGGCCGGATGCGGTAACGGACTTCACATAGGTCGTATTGATGGTCTGACCGGCGGAGTCCTGCGTTGCCTTGGTTGCCTTGGTGGCGTTCGTGGCGTTCGTGGCGTTGGCGATCGTATCGGTCGTTCGGACCAGAGCGGTCCACGAGCTCCATGCCGAATTCGAATATGTCCTCGTCCAGAACCTATTGCTGTTATCGTACAGGAACTGAGCGACGACACCCGACGCTATCCGCATGAGGAACATACCGAAATGATCGACGCCTGACGGCTTATTGGCCACAGTGTTGCCGCCTCCGGCATAATACCATCCGCATTGCCGCAACGAATTGATTTTATTCAGATCGTTATCGGATAGTACTGAATTATTAATGGTCTTCAACGAATGCAGAAGAGCCCAATCGGAGGCTGCCATAATACCGGAATGAGTCGCATCCGCTTGCGGATACGTCGTATTCGTATCCTGTGTCTGGAACGTGAAGGTCGTGTTGTTGCCGCGTTTCACCGTGATGGTCCTGCCGTCCACGGTGAGCTCCTTCACATACGTCGAAGCGATGTTCTGACCGATGGAATCGTTGGTGGCGGCATTGGCGTTGGCGACAGCCGACGTGATATCGCTGCCCGGATGTTTATGTGCTTTAGGAGCGAATATGCCGGTAAGAACACTCTTCAACACGGACCACAACACGATTCGGGTGCCTGCGGTGCCCTGCGTCGAGTCGATGATGAAACAGTCGGAATCAGCCGGTGCTCCGGTGATCTTGGTATAACTGTTGATTCGTGCCATGACAGCCTCCTATCGGGATTCGACCCACTGAGTCACTCCGGAAGCACCGGGCTCCCAGACGTTGCCGGACACCGTTGACACCCATCGCTTGCCATTATGACGCACCACGGCGCCTTCGGCATACGCGTTGTTCACATCGGTCGGCTGGGCCCACTCGGCGACGGCGTCACTCTTCAGTGTCCAACCCTCGACTCCGGGTTCATGCATGTTGTAGTCCTCATCGGAGGACCACTGCTGACCGTCATGCATGACGACAGCCGCCGAATCATACGCGTTTTCGGCGCTGTTCGGCTGAATCCATCGTGCGACCCCATCGACCGACTTCGTCAGATCCATCCACTTGTCGGTGGCCGCATCAGGAACCGTGTTGGCCGGGACCTCGCCAATGGCCTGATACAGGCTCTGCTGATAACGGACGATATCGTCTGCAATGTACGTCTTCGACGCGTCCCAGTTCGGGAGAATCGCTGCGACCTGCATCAGTTCGTCCGTGGATAGCGACGGAGCGATTTTCTGCGTAATGAGATGAATCGCCGACTTTTCAGCGGCCGCAACAGCCGCACTGGCCTGGGCGTCGGCCTTCTCCTTGGCGATCTTATCGAGTTCTTCAGCGGTATACGGGACGTATCGCTGGATCTCCTCCTGTTCATCCCAGGCGTCTTTGGCTTCGACTCCTGGAACATCAATGACGGTCCGCACGTCCTTGCCGAAGACGATCTTATGACCGTCCTCGTCGAGAACCGGAGCGCCATCCGGACCAGTCTCATAGTATTCTTTGAGCACCTCGACATGAGATACTTCCTCGACGCCTTCAACAGCGTCGTGATGGACGGTAATGGTCTCGTCAACGAGCTTGCCAGCATTCAGATCAATATCTTCCGGCTTGAGTTCGTTGCCGTGTGCATCGAGAATTCTTGTCATTTTGACTCCTTAACTAAATGGTGAACATTCGATCGATCGTAGCGTTCGAAATTGGACTCAACACTTTCGGATCCAGCGTTGAGTTGCGAATGAAGTCCTGGAATTGCGATTCCCATTGCTTGATCAGGTTAGCCGAATCGAACGTGTTATTCACCAGTTCGGCGAATGGGGTGTCGCGTCCGATTTGATTCGTGATGTTTGACTGGGAAATGGCCGTGGCACCGTTATCGACGCGAATGTCGGCGAGAACATACTCACGGACCGTTGACGTGTTTGCCATAGCCGGTCGTGACGGCGAACCGGACGCCTGTCCTTGTTTGATGTGGATTTGATTCCGTCGAACCGACGTCGACTTATCGACACGGAGCACCACCGAATCGATGCGCGGCATGGATGGCGATGCAGCGGCCAAATTCATACGTTCGTCGGCGGTGACCACGGTCCACGTATGATTGAACCATGCTCGACCGGTGCCGACCGCCACCGTCATGCCGCCGACGGCAGTCACGACCATGCCCTTGCCCCATGTGCGGAAGACGCCGTCGTTGATGACGCCATCAAACATGGAACCGAAGGTATCGGCGTCATATGTTCGGTCATGATTGACCGAATTGAAGAATCCTGAAGTATATGTCATTGAGATCTCCTTTCGATCAGATGAATCCTTCATTGATGGTATTGCCGTAATTATCCAGCACGTAATTGCCGTACGAATCCTCAAGCGCATCGATGCCTTCGGTGGAAAGCGGCGTGAACGTCGGGTATTCACGGTAACCGTTATCGTCTTCATTGCGAACGTACTCGGTAATACGTGCGGTCTTGTTGACGCCATACGTGTTGTCGAACTGAATGATGTCGCCGATATCATAGTCGCGATGATACTGAACCGAATCGAGCAAAGCTATTTCAGCATCGAAAGAGTCGTTGGACTTCTGCGACTTGAGTTCGTCTCGGCCGTACTTTTCCAGTTCAGGATATATGTCGTGGTCGGGACGAGGATGGTTATCAGCATCGTTCAACTTGACGTCGGAATCGGTATAGAACGTTTCCCGGATATCCCAACCAGAACGACCGGAGTTGTTCGGCACGTATTTGATCAGACGACGGGTCACGTTGTCCTTGGTCTCCTCTGTCGAGGCGACATATGCTGAATTGAAGAATTCGGTATCATCTTCAGTGGTATCTGAAGAGATAAGGTTGTCGAATCGTGGCGAGAAGACCATGTAGGGGTTGTCGGTTTGTTCGTAGGAACGATCCACACCATACACTGTGGAAAACGCCAAATACGATGTCTTCCAATGGTCATCGGATTTCAGATCGAGTGAGAAACCCCAGTCATAATCGTCGCATATGGTTTTGATGGCATCATATACGTAATCGCCATCGAATTCATAAATTCGTTTATCTTTCGTATCCAGTGGTTGTGAAGAATCTTTGACATTACCGCCGTTTGAATCCTGAATAACCTTTCCATTCGAATCTTCAAGATCATTGGTTATGATTTTGAAGTTTGGAATCCTACGCGATGGCTCCGACGGGTTGACGACGTTCTCTTCAAGAATCGTTTTGATGATTTCTCGAGGATCGGCCGATTCATACCTGACTTTTTTCGGGATCACCCTTCGAAGCAGCAAGGCTTCAAGCGAACGACCGGAGACGACTAATTGGTCACCATCTTCGATGTCCGTACTCAGTTCGGTCTTCTCAATGATCATGACGTCATTGCGAGTCTCGATCTTCTGACCGGTTTTATCGAGTACAGGAGGTTCAATCAGCCATAGATAAAACCCTCTAGGAAACATGTTGATGTTTTCCATAGAAGCCGGGAGGTAGAGTTCGAAGTCGCCATACCCAGAATACCGTTCAGTCCAAATGAGTGAACTGAACGTATCACATATACTGACGACTTCGAAACTCTTATCGAGCACGAACAGCTGCATGGAACGTTTATTTAACTGTTCAGCCATATAACGTCACACTCCTGTATACAACGTTTCGTTCTCGATTGACATCCTGATATTATCAACACCTGATTCAGCGGAATACACAATGGTATTCGCACCTTTATGCAACGTGATGAATCTCACGTCTCGATTGATGGCATTGAGAATATTATACGAGATACCATCTCGTACGATTTCAACTGATTTCCGTTTTGGAATGGTACAAATAACCAATTCGTCACCTGGTTTGATACCGTCAGCGATGATCAGTTTGACTTTATCCGTAAAGACGTCGATCTCTTGACCGGCCTCTTCATTGTAAATACGAATGTTACGTACTGGAGCATCAAACGACATACGGATGATCACGCCGACTTCGGATTCGCCATCATACATGATGCTTTTCGAATGCATGTTCTTAATGGTACCAAACCACAACGCATTCGGTTCACTCACCGGATTGTTTGCCCAGTTGAACGGGAATTCGAATACCGGTTCGACATTGGAAAAAGAGGTGACCCTATTCAACTCGTTATCGATCCTGAACCATGGATCAGGACATTTGATGACGATGGATGATGACTCTTTTTCGGAAAATATCGAAATACCATTCGATTCGACGATGCCGGTCGTACGAACCGAACGGGTGTCGGCATGGAACACCAAGGTGACTTCCTCTTTTTCGGGGAAGTACTTGTATGTTCCATGCCGAAGATCCTCAATGTTCTTACCCGATTCCGGATAATACGCGAGATTGATGACAATCTCACGCTCATCCTTACGGGCACCATTGAAGATCACACCATCGGTAGTGACGGTATTGCTGGTTTGAAGTACCGCATCGACCGGTCCGAGACCATCAATGGCGACGACGTTATAGCCAGTCGCCATTGGGTTTCGGATGGGGAGATCGAGCGTGTCGCCACGAGCATTCGTAACAGTCATAGACTGAAACATTATCGACCTCCATTTCGATTCATTTGCTCGAATTGACGGAACTGCGTGCGGGTCTGCTTGTAGATATCATAACGACTGAGCGCCTTCGGAGAAGTGTTGTTCTGCGTGAAGTCGTAGTTGTTAATGATCTGCTGAGGGGTCTTCTTAACAGTTTCGGCAGCGTGACCGGTATCCCTCTGGCGAGGCATCGCAGTGATCTTGTCGATCATCTTGGACGAATATCCGATGCCAACTGTGTCGGACAGCATGGAATTCAGATACGCGGCTTGACCCTCGACGACCGATAGATCCATCACCGGAGTGATGGTTGGGTTGACGTCGAAATCCGGAATATCGATCTTGCCGATATTGCTCAGCGAGGAATCGAAGACATCGATGCTTCTCGTCATCATGGCCTTTGCGGCTCGAACGACGCCACCGACATTATCGGCGATGCCGTTCTCCAGACCCTTGTCGAACCACATACCGACCTTGGCCATGACACGTGACGGCGATTTGATCTTGCCTGCTTCCTTGGCTGCCTCAACGGCATTCGACACGGCATCTGCTGCGGCTTGGCTGATGACGCCGGAATTGCGTGATATACCCACGGCCAAACCGGCTGCCAGATAGGAACCGGCACTCTCGAAGCTTCCTCTATACGCACGAGCGCCATCGACAGCGGCACTCAGCGCGTTATTGAAGATACCCGAAAGATTGCCGATACCCGAACGCATGCCGCTGCCCAGACTGTTCGCCAAACTACGTCCCTCTTGCGAGAAACGGCCATTATACGAGGAAATCGCCTGAGCGACAAGGTTAAGACCGGTACGAGTGGCTCCGATTATCGGCGTGAACGATGCCTGCCAGATCGAAGCGAAACCGCTCAACCAAGTGGCGAGAGCGTTCAATGCCGAACGGATCTGATTCGATCCAGAATTCGCAGCACTCGCAGCAGCACTCATCTGAGATGAGAGATTACCGCTCAGATCGATACCACGGAAAGCGGAATTCAGGGTATTCACGGATCCGGTCAAGGTCGTTGTGCCCGTGCTCAACGCCGTGTTCAACTCGGACAGACCAGTGCTAATGGAACTATTGGTATTTTGAATGGACCTGACCAGAGACATGAACGATGTCGCGGCGAGCGTGGACACGGCTTGCTGGAACGCCGTGACTCCGCCATATTCGGCCGGCATTCCGCTCATGACCTTGGACAACGAACCAACGGCACTGACGCTGGCCGAAATATTCGAGAAGTCCAATCCGGTCACGTTCGTCGTGTAGTTCGACAATCCGATACCGAGCTGAGTGGCGGCCGTGATGAATCCGACCGATACGCCTTCCATCGTCATGCCGCCAAGACTGTTAACGACATTGATCAACGAACGCAATGGAGCGAACGTCGGTGTGATGGCATCAGGCGAAACCTCGGAAACGGCGTTGTAGTATCCAGCCAGACCGTTGCCAAGCTGCGTTGCGGCGTTCTTGATGGGTCCGAAATCGCCGACCTGACTGAAGTCGCTCTTCAGAATCTCGGTCAACGACTTGACTGCCGGAACCGTCTTCTGAATGGCTCCGACGTCGACGCCATCGCCCGATACGGCTTTACCATATCCGGCAAGCGCTTCGCCGAGACCCTTCAGACCTTCAGTGAGCGTGCCCCAGTTCTTACCGCCGACAATCTTCTGCCACCAACCGTCATCAGAAGGAACGTTCTGGAGAACATTGTTCAGCGTCTTAACGGCTGGAACCGTCTTCTGAATGGCTTCGATATTGACTCCATCACCAGATACGGCTTTGCCATATCCGGCAAGCGCCTTGCCCATTCCGGCGAGTCCGGTGGACAGCGTGCTCCAGTCCTTGCCGCCGGCGATCTTCTGCCACCAACCGTCATCGGAAGGAACAGCGTTCAGCACACCGTTCAATCCGTTGAGTGCTTCGATGGAAGCACTTATCGGTCCGGGCTGAAGTCCAGTCACGGCAACACTGTACATACTCAACGCCATGCCCATTTGGACGAGGCCGTCGGATAAGGTACTCCAGTCCTTACTACCGGCAATCCTCTGCCAAAGTCCATCGTCGGCAGGAAGTGCATTCAGCACCTGTGTCAATGCTTGAGCAGCCATGGCAGACGACACGATGGATGCTGAATCCAAACCAGCAACTACTGCGGAGTAGTCTTTCAACGCTTGGCCAAGCGGTACCAGCTTGGTTCCGAAATTCTCAATACCATTGCCACCGGTTATGAAACTGGTGATGGCATCGAGAAGATTCGAAGCGGTGAGCTTGAGCACCACATTGGCCAGGGTATCAACGGCCGTTGCGACGGATCCATCGATCTCTTTGGCGCCGGCGATGAATGGCTTCAGATTGGTCATGAAGTTGGACAAACCGGTAGCCAGTGACGGCAGCGAACTTCCGATAGCCCCCATGATGGCACCGGTAATAGCGCCGGCAATGGATCCGATGAATCCGCCAAGTGCGGCTCCGATCTTCGCCATGAATGCGGCGCCTTCAGACACCAACCAGTCGACGCCGGGTATCTGCTTGATGGCGCCAGCGGCAACGACGATCGCAGCGAGACCAGCGATAAATGTCGCCAAAGCGGCGACGCCACTCATAGCGGCACCGACGTTGACCAGGCTCATGATCGCTGCCGTTGCGGATATGGCCAGAATGGTTCCGGACAACGACGCTGCGATAGTGCCAACGTTGTCGATGTTCATGGCGGACATCAATCCGAAGACCAGCGCCAACTCGGCAAGGATTGCAGCCATTGCCGATCCGACAGCCAGAGCACCGATGACGTTCTTCTTCGCGGTCTCCATGATCTTGAATGCGCCGGTCATGGCGATCAAGGCCGTGGATAGCGATACCGCCGATGCCACGGTGTTGACCGGATTCAGCAGATTCATGAGCGCGAAGACGCCCGTGAGTGCTGTCATGAGCCCGATCATGGTGCCGCCGACCATCAGTGCTCCAATGACGTCTTTCTTCATCTTCGCCAACGCCTTGAATATCAAGGCCATGACTCCAACAGAAAGAAGTAGCGAAGTAAGCACCGATGGATCGAGATTGCGTATCGAATCGGCGATGGCGGTGAATATGGCGGTCATGACATTGCCGAGAGCTGCTGTAATCTCTGGAGCATGACCGGCTACGGCATTGAGCGCTGCAACCAGAATGGTTACGAGACTGTCAGTGATGGTGTCGGCGTGTGCGGCAACCACCTGCAATATCTTATCGATCATGGTCACAACGGCGTCGGCGACCGCAGGAACTTGCTGGACAAGCCACGCCATAAGATCCCTGAGAATCGACGACAACGCGTCAAGAATCTGAGACAAAGCAGCCACGATCACCTGAAGGACGCCGATCAACGCGGTCACCAAAGACTTCGCCAATGCCGGAATGAACTGAATCAGGGCATCGAGTGCCGTCATCAGAATACCACCGGCAGCGGATCCAGTGGCTGCGAGAGCGGTGAGGCCAGCTCCGGCAAGCGCCATACCAGCGCCGATGGCGAGGCAGGCAAGACCGAACACGCTCATGGCTTTGGCGACGGCCATGAGCTCTGCGGCCATCGGACCGAGAACCGTGCCTGCGAGTCCGAGACCGACAAGAGCTCCATAGAATCCAGTCAACCCAGTAATGAGCTGCTTAAGATCCATTGATCCCATGAGACGGATGGCGACGGCAAGGACCGTAATACCCGCAGCGAACGCCATCATACCTGCGGCTTGACCAGCCATGTTATTGGGCATGAGGTTCATGGCCGCAACCATACCAGCCAAAGCCAAACCGAAACCGCTGAGACCCTTGGCCAGACTATTCAGATCCATTCCACCAAGGACCTTGATCGGAATGGTCAAGGCCACGGCTGCCGTGGCGAATGACAATATGGCGGCTGAAGCCATCAGCATTCCGGCGAATTGACCGTTGAACTTGCTGAATAGCGCCATGGCTCCGGCGAAGGCGCCAAGGGTGATGACCAAAGAGCCAACGACTTTGGCAAGGTTGCCAAGATCCATGCCACCGAGCACCTTGATCGGGACAGCAAGAAGCACCATGGCGGTCGCGAATGCCATGATGGCCGCTACGGACTTCGTGTAGCTACCGCCAATGCCTTGAATATAGCCAAGACCGGCCATAGCGCCAGCGAGGACGCCCAAGCCAATCGCTATCGAGCCGAGACCCTTGGCGAGGTCATCAAGATCCATGCTGCCAAGAATCTTAACCGCGGCGGCAAGAGGAATCAAGGCCGTCGCCATCAAGAGAATATTCTTGCCGACACCGGAATAATCGGCACCGAATTTCGCACCGGCGCCAAGACCTCCCATGGCTGTGGTCAAAAGAACGATGCCCAGTGCGACGGCATTCATGGAACGCGCAAGGTCATCAGGTTTGACACTCGCAATCTTGAGGACGGCTCCGGCGAGTACGACCAAGGAGGACGCCATCAATATGAATCCGGCGCCCAACTTAATCATATTGGTGCCAACAGCATTCAGTCGTTCAGGCTTGGCCGTTCCCATCAAAGCGATTGATCCGCCAAGAGCGACGATCGCAGTGGCCATCGATCCGAATATCACCGCGATTTGCGCTGGATCCATGTCCTTGAGCATATAGGCAGCTTCAGACATAAGCTTCATGGAAGCGCCGAGCGCCACCATGGCCAAAGCGACCTTATTCAACGCATCGAAATCAAAGACCAGTTTTCCGGCTTTATTGGTTACTTCCGCCAAAGCGGCAAGTCCAGCCATCATGCCAGTCATGACGGTAATGATGGCGGTCATAGCGCCAAGAGCCGGCAAAATCTTTTCGGTCCTGATGGTCGACAACTGCGTTAAGGCGTCAGCAAGCAACTTGATCGACGCGGCAATGGCGGTGATCGAAACAATCTTGAACGATTTGGCAAAATCTTTGAATGAGTTGCCGATATCGTTAAGGGTGTTCTTCAAAGCGCCTTTAAATGTGGAATCTTCGAGTTTGTCACCGACTTCATTCAAGCCTTTGATGAACTTGCGAAGTCCCATGAGTACACCGGTCAGCAATCCGCCATTGATCAACGACAGAATCCGATCGAGGGTGATCTTGCCGTTAAGATCGCCGAAGAATCGCTGGATGGCTTCTCCGATTTCCCGAAGACGATCGCCAATCCAATCAAATGCTGGTTGAAGTGATTGAATCGCAGAAGAAACCTTATCCGAAACCTTCTGAGCGATTTCCGGAACAGAACCGAATTTCGCTTGGAAGGCTGTCTGGAATTCAGTACCGTAATTATTGACTTCTTGAGCGCAACCAGCCAACGTCTTGCTGATGATCCCGAGAATATCCGGAAATCCGGAAGCGCCTTTCTTCGCGCCATCAAACAGACCATCGAATACGCCGCTGATAGAATCGCCAATGGTCTTGAGAACTGTTCCAAACGATGAGAATGCAGCTTCCCATAGCTTGACTGCATTGGTAACGACCTTGGATTGCTTGACATATTCGGCGAATGCTTTGGCACCATTAATGACCGATGAAGCGACATTAATGAATGATCCAGTGACTTTACCAGCAAAGCCCAGCAGTACTCCGAAGCCTTTTGCTGCCAAGCCAACAACACCGAGAAACGCTTTGAACGCCGTAGCGACGCCTTTGGTGGCAGTAGTGATGACATTCAGCAACTGAGGCGAAGGTTTCAGCCCTTCGGTGAACTTGCGGAAAGCTTCAGTAAGCGCATAAATGGTATCACCATTCATGCTCGGCATGACTTCGTCCCAAGCCTTGCCAACCGCCTGAATGATCGTCTTCAGAGAGTTCCAAACATTGGCGAGACCCTGGATGACGTTCTCTCGACCGGACATCCGCTGCATCTTCTTGGCGAAATCGTCAGCGGAAATACTGCCATTTTGAAGACCAGCATTGAGTGCGTTCAGTTGGTTGATCTGCGCATTGGTAATGCCGAGATTCTGTTTCTTAGCATCATCATAGCCATTGACCTCTTGGGTCAATCGGTTAACGCTATCTTTCAGAATATTGGCGTTGACCCATCCTTTTCGCAACGACTTCTCAAATGAGCCGTATTGCTGAATGGCTTCGCTTGCTCCGACACCGGCTGCGTCTCCAGTCTCCTTTAATATGTCGTTGAATCGCTGGGTATCGACGATTCCTTGATTCACCAGCTGCTTGTATCCGGACGAGAATCCCGAAGACAGTAGCTGGTTTTGAGCCTGCGATTGGGCGTTGATGATGTTATTGATTTCGTCAGAAACGCCGGTCCATAGATCCTTGGCTTCTTCGAAGTCGCCGAAAATGATCTGCATCGACTGAGACCAACCAGATCCAACAGCTTCCTTGGCAGTATCAATAAGCTGCGAGAATGTCTTGACCTTGGTTGCGGCATCCTGAGCGGTCTGAGCGAGCTGGACAAGCTGACGAGCTTCTTCCTCAGTGTAGCCCTTGGAGACGAGCGACTGAACGGCCTTCTCGACATCAGTGATGTCCATGGCCAGGATGTTCAACGACTGGGTCAGAACATCCGAAGTCAGCCAACCTTTCTGAAGCGAATCACGGAACGATCCCTCAGCAGCGATATACTGCTTAGCGCCAGTGCCGAGCTTCTCCGAAGTCTGAACCAACAGATCCTGAAAGACCTGGCCACCCATACCGGCATTGACAACAGAGTTCCAGTCCATGAGCTTGACTGTACCAGTGGCCAATGCCTGGGACAGCTGATACATAGCGGTCGAGGCCTGAGCGGAACTCGAACCAGAAATGGCGGCAAGGTTGGCGATGCCCTTGATCGAGTTCACCGAAGTCTGAAGATCAACACCGGCAGCTGTGAACGTGCCGATATTCTTTGTCATTTCGGTGAAATTATAAATGGTCTTATCGGCGTAGGTATTGAGCTGATTCAGAGCAGTGTTGACCTGAGTGAGGTTGGCTCCCTCTTTCTGGGTATTGGCAAGAATGGTCTGAACCGAATTCAGCTGAGTCTCATACTCTTCGAAACCGCTACGAATGCCATCAGTCAGATTACTGGCAAGTTGCATACCATACGTAGCCGCTTTGGCCGCAAGATTGCCCATGGCGACAACGCCAATGGCCTCAAGGGCCTTGAAATGCGGTTGAACCGCATCGAGCTGCTCGCCGATAGGTGTGGCCTTGAAGGTGTTCACACCATCCATCAAGGAATCCCTCATGGAAGAGATTCCCATTTTGACGTTTTCGACGCCCTTCTGAATCGGGCCCAAATCTACACGATTGGCCGCATCATTGATACCGTCAATCGCGTCGACGGTTTGTTGAATGCCAACAGTATTGGTGCCAATCTTTCCGATTGCGGAGTTTGCTTCAGCGGCAGACTGCTGAACCTGATCGGACATCTTGTTCGCAGCGGATGCGACACCGGTTAAATTGACGTTATCGGAAGCGGCGCCAATCTGTTGAACGCTCTTCTGAGCGCTCGAACCCATCTCGGCAAAGTCGTCAGCCGCTTTGGACGTGGCTTTGCTGACATCCTTCTGCATATCGGATGCAGACTTGGAGACACTATCAAACTTGACTTTCTTGGCCGCTTTATCGAGCTCTTCAAACGACTTGGTGTCGCTGAATTTAAATGCTTTCTTGAGCTGCTCCAAAGCCTTGGTAACACGAGATACGCCTTGCTGCAAGGACGAATCGTCCATGGACAGCTTGACTACACGTTCGTCGATGTTAGCCATTAGTCACCGCCCTCCAGGCCTCATCGGCCAATTGATCAAATGTTTTTGCAAGTGCCGGGTTGATGTAATCGCGTCCAGCGACGTATCCACCAGTTCCTGTGCCGTGTCCATACTGGAGAATAATGGCGATGTTCACGCCATCGTTGACATTGGAATTGGTAAAAATAATTTCGGATCGATGCTTCGACCTATGGACCTCATACCCCCAGGCAGCGGCTGTTGCTCCGCTATCAACAGGTGTGGCGTTGGACAAAGCATCAACACCTCGACGTCCGATTCGATCCAGTACTTTGAGATATCGTTGTTCTTTGATGTTAGTGATAAAACGATCAAGGCCACTGAAGTCGCCATTGACCTCCACCCTGATACCCGTCATGACTAACCTCTCGTGTTAAAACGTTTACGATTCTCCGCAAGGATGCGAGCACGTTCGGCTCTGTTGTCTTTGGCACTCATACGATTGTGTTTATCGCCCTTCGAATTTTCCACATCGATAAGACGTATCAATGTCAACAAACGATTGATATGCCAGTATTGAGCGCTCCAATCAATGCCTCGGGCAGTCATCGCGGCGTAGATGGTCTCGGAAGACGTGAACGAATTGGCATGGGTCTTCGTTTCGCGTCGATCGTGGATCACGGTTGCGGTATGAGGATCGGCAATGTACTCCTGAATGGCCCGCCTATCGGCATCGGTCAAGCGAAAATATAAAGAAAGGGCATGTTCAGAATCCTGATCCATGCACCAAATGTAATAATTGCTCTCCTCTTCGGTTTTAGATTCCTTGGAGAAGAATGGTTTCTTAAATTTTGATTCCCATTTTGAAATCGCGACAAGGTTATGCTCGAGCCTGAGAGTTACGGCGGGAGCGGCTGCAACAAATGTTCCAGTGTTCTCGTCATAACCCTCAACCTCTGGAAGAGTGAGCTCGAGCATGATCATTCCTTACCTAACGCGAAGAACCTGACCAGGATAGATAAGATCAGGATTCGACAAACCATTCAGATCACGAATGTGCTGCCAACTGGTGCCAAAACTAGCGGCGATAGTCGACAGATTATCATTCGACTGAACCGTGTAATATTCGGCAGTCGACTGTGATGATCCTCCGGAAATATTCAGCACTTCACCTGGATAAATCAAGTCGGGATTGCCGGAATGGAATCCGCTGATCTGAGACTGATCCACACCAAGTTTTGCGGCGATCGTCGACAGTGTATCGTTGGGCTGAACCGTATATGTCCGACCCGGGGATACAGGAGCAGCGAGCTTCTGATTCACCAACGCCTGAACAGCGGCATAACGACCGCCGAGCTTCTGCTTGCGAGCATCACCATCACCGAATTCACCACGAATCACGGCATTGGCGAGATCGTCGTCGGAACGTCCGGCGAACGGATAGACAGGCTGCGAAGGAGGAACATTCGAAGTGTTTCCGCCACCGGTCACATACTTGTCGAACGTGGCGCCATCGCCGTAGAACTTATTCAAATCCAGATTTCCGTCATAGCCTGGAAGACGACCGGCGGAAGAATACTGGCGAATGACACAAGCGTAAGCGCCTTCGTTCCACGGAGTGTCCTGATAACCAGTGGGAGTATTGTTCGCATACTGCGCGATCCACAGCCCACAATTCTGACGATTGGCGACAGCGGCAACCTGAGCATAATAAGCTGCCGACGAGTAAATGAGCGGAGGAATTCCCGTACGAGCCTTCACCTGAGCGACGACTTGTTCGAGATACCCCTCGTCACCCCAAGCGGAATTCTCTTGAGATTCCCAATCGATGCAGAACAGACCTGCACTGACCCAATTGGCACAATTGTCGACGAAATAATTGGCTTCGGCGACGGCGTTGCCGCCGGAGACATAATGGTATACGCCAAAGCGCTTTCCAGTCGCACGTGCCTGTTCGACCTGTCGAGCACAATCGGGGGATACGTACCCGGTCCCCTGAGTGGCCTTTGCGATGACGAAATCGGCGGGAACAGCAGTAAGATCGATGTAGGCCTGCCAATTCGAGATATCGATACCATTGAGAGACATGATAACTCCTTTCCGTTACAATGGTCAGGCCCTCTGAAAGATGGTGGTCAAGAAAACGTGTAGCATCAATCGTGGCTAATGTTGTTATCTTCCAGAGAGTCTGACCACCATAAAGGTGGCCAGGAAGAATTGCTTCCTATTTTGAACGAATCATCACAGAGTGAGAGCGTTCGGTTCGTCGACAGCGTTCGGTTCGTCGACAGCGTTCGGTTCGTCGACAGCGAAATCGGACGATTCGGCAGTGTGAGTTCGACCACCAGGGGTGGTGGGCTTCATCATGTTAATCACTTCGGCAATCGTAGGCAGAGTCGGACCAGTGGTGCCGGCACCACGTCCGTACAGCTTGTCTTCGAGTGCCTTGAGCTTGGCCGCATCGACCTTGGTGGAATCGATGGTAACCTGAGCGGTTGCAGTCACGCCATCGACACCGACTTCGACCGGATCGGTGCTGATCTCCCAGCTCAGGGTCTGTGCCTCCGGAGAATCGTTGACGGTCGCGTATTCGCGCTCGGACGGCGCTGCGGTGGCACCATAGATCAGGTGTAGCTTGTAGCCATAGTTGATGCCAGCGGTGTCGTTGCCGACCTTGGTGCGGTACGAGAAACCGAACTTACGACGAGCCTGCTGACCAACGGTAACGCCCTTAACCGGAGTGGCCTGACCATCACACGGAGCGAACTCCGGCGGATAAGTGAAGGCCTCGATGGTGGCGCCGAATTCCTCAGCGGAAGTCAAGGTCAGGTACTTGATGTTGTCGGCGTACTGAGCGGACGCTTCAGCGCCGGAAGGCGATTCGGTGACGCCAGTCAGACCGTTCCAAGCGACACCGGCATCATAGCCGCTGCCGTCCTCCTTCATGACGAACAGAACGCCATGATCGACACCAGTCTCATACGTACGTTCGCCGGTCTTATCCCAAACAAGAGCTGCCATGGGATACTCCTTTCAGAAATAAATGACAAATGAGTCGTGATGCAGATTTTCAGTGACGAAATGCCTGTCGAAGAGGCATTTCGGAAGCATCGCGACTCGATCTGGTATGGATGAATCGGGATCCTTTTCGATGACAGTCACCTGGTAACGCTTCTCATAGATATAAGGCGCATCATCGGCGAACTGTGTATCGGCACTCGTCCGTTCGTAGACGATTGCGGGATATTCGATTCTAGACGGGGCCTGAAAATACACATGCCCCGAGAAATTCGGTGTCACATTGCGAACATTATCGGGAAGCGCCTCATAGGCTTCACTCATGATGTTCTCAAGTATCTGTTGTAGCTCCTCACGGGGTCTGCTCATGATACTCACTTCCCAGTTGCAATATGACACGGGGTCGCTGGATCTGAACAGATGTGATTTTCCACAATCCGCCCATCCAACGCACATAACGCAACGCTTGCAGATGATCATTGAAATACGGGTCCAAGATGATCGATATCGATTGATCTAATCGCATCGGTTCATTCACCTCAGACCCTGTATTCCAACGAACGGTATTGCGAATGACAGTGCCTGTGTACTGTCGTTCGACAATTTCATCTCGATATACACCGGGAGCCGTCTTCACCTGTTCTGCGAATCCTACTGCTCCAGCGAATCGGGCCATTGATCACCCTTATATCAAGCGGACTGTGCGGGAAGCACTGCCTTACCGTACTTGCGAGCCTTACCACCGGCAGTCAGTTCGACCACGGAGATGATCTGACCACTGGTTCCGGTGACCTTTTGTCCTGCGGTGAACGCAGTCCATTCGGAAGTCGTCACCGTCTGATCATACGTGATCATCGGAGCGGCATTCGCAGCGGTCACACGATAATATCGAGTGTTACCTGCTTCAACGTTAGGAGTCACCGTCACCGAATATCCATCGGCTCCAGGTGTGACACCAACGGTCAAGGTTCCAAGCGTCGGCGCGGTAACCGTGATCTGAGCCTCACCGGTCACCTTGCTGCCATCCTGAGCGGAAGCCACGATATGGGCAACACCGGCGGTCTTTCCGGTCACGACACCGGATTGCGACACGGTAGCAATAGCCTCCTGCTTGGAAGACCACTTGATATTTTGATTGGTTGCATCGGCAGGGGTGATTGTCGCCCTGAGCTGAGTAGTGCCTCCAACGGCGATCGACTGCGCGGAAGGAGCAACTGCGATGGCAGTCACCTTCTTGTCAGTCGATTCAGGAGGCGTCACGCTTTTGGGGCTGCCTCGATCACGATCGCGGACTTCGGCTTGGTCAGAGCGGCGGACATACGGGTCTCAATCAGGTACTTGTACTGGTTGTAATCGATGTCAAAGTCGTTGAACGAAGTCACATCGCCGCCACGATCGGTGCCGACGGTGATATCGCGAGGATCAACGATGATGGCCTGAAGAGTGTTGTGGTTCTCCAGCTTGAAGTTCTCGAGCAGCGGAACCTCAACGATCTTCTGGACACCGAGCTCGAATGCCAGAGCGGCGTCGGAATCGTACAGACGACGACCCATCTGATCACGCTGCACGGCGAAGCTGGCGTGCAGGGTCGGGGAAACGAATGCGGTCAGGACGCCAGAACCCATGTAGCCGACCTTGGACTGACGAATACGGTCAACCAGAGCGGTCTGGGTTTCGTCAGCCTTGCCCACGGAATGCATCACGTACAGATCGTCGTCGGAAACAACCGGACGAATGCATTCGGTGTTGATATGATCCTCAGCGGAAACTTCACGACCGTCACCGATAAGGATTGCACGAGCAACTTCCTCATCGAGCTGGATGCGCATTTCACGCATCAGGAAGTTCACCACGGAGAACTCAGTGATGTCGAGCACGTCATCGCGATCCACCTTCTGCTTCTTGTAGATGGTGGTCGGCGTGGTCTGACGCTTGTACGCCGTGATCATTTCATCGAACTTGCGATGGTTGTTGTTACGATCAAGCGTGAAGCCCTTAGCACGAGCCTCATCCGGAGTCAGATCGACGTACGCGGACTTGATGCGAGTCCACGGAACCTTGTGGACGCCGTTCAGAAGACCAGCCACCCACTCGGTGTCGCGCTTGTACAGATCGGGCTCAGTGCGCTCGGCACGGGCATCCGGGAAGAACACGTCAATGTTCTTGATGCCGTAATTCTGGGCATGCTGAAGCACGAACTTCTGAAGAGAGCCGGACGGATCTCGCTGAGCAGCTCGGAAGAAGTTCTCCTGAGCATGGGCGAAATCAGTAGCGCCCTTCACACCTTCAGAATGCATAAAGCTCTGATAATCATCAGAGTGCTCAAAAGACGTAGCGCCTTCAGTAGCATTGTGTTCGAAGATATTCATTTCATCTCCTTCATCCGCCGACTGTTCGACGGTTTGCTGTTTATTGGATTGTTCATCCTCGGTCTTGGCCGATTTGGTCTTACCCTCATTCAGAGCCATACCGACAAGACCTTCGACAAGTGCCTTCTGCTTATCGTTCAGACTGTCGTAGACCTTCTGAGGATCCTCGTCATCCGATTCAGAATCGGAATTGTCTGAATCAGTTTCTTTGGATTTTGCGGTTTGCTTGGCGGAATCGTCGGAAGCTGGTTCATCCTCTTTCTTGTGCTTCTCCACATTTGCATCTGCGTGAAGCACTTCATTCAGAGAATCTTCAGAGAATACCTCCGAAGGATCTCCAGACTCGTCACCCTGTTCGATCTCGCACAGGAAATTGGCACTGATCGAGGACGGATCCTCAAACGAGTCGCCATCATCAGAATGACGAATCACATTATCAATAGTCGCCTCTGGGTTAGCCCCAGCAAAGACCAACGACACTTCACGGATCTTACCATGAAGTACATCGGCTCCTTCCTGGACTACCTTATTGGCGGCAATGGACAGCGACATCATATCGCCGTGTTGAATGATGCCACGAGCAGCCTTACCGGCATCAGTATCGTTCAAATAGCCGTATGCATAGACGCCATCGTCACGGTTTTCCAGCAATGCCTTACCAATCACCGAAAGCGGACTGGTATGATCATGCTGGAACACCAGAGGAACCACGGTGCCATCCTGATCGGCAAACGCGTTTTTACGAATGACTCGGCCATCGGAGCAAAGAACATCGTTCTTTGTAGCGTAGCCACTGAAATCACTCTTAAAACCATCAGCCATATGGATCACTCCTTTCTCGAATTAATGTTATTTCTTCGTTCTAGACTTTTTCTTCGTCTGAACAGCTTTAGTCATCGAAGCATCGGAATAGAGCTTATTGATTTCACTATCCAGAGTCTTCGCATAATCAGAACGAGTCTTCTGCGCAAACTCGATATACTTCTTCTGAAAATCGGCTTTCGCTCGAGCATTGTCTTCGCGCAATCCTGCGATCTTGCGTTGAATCTGCTTACCGAGTGTCTTCTTCTTTTCAGTAGTGAGTTGTTTCATTTGCAATTGCAGCTGACGAATCTGATTAGACATTTCCGCTGAAGATGAATAAATCTTTTGATTCCGATCACTCTGTGCCTTCTTAAGAACCGAGTAACGTTCCTCTTGGACTCGTTTGGTAATATAAGCTTTCGCTTGCTTACCTTCATCATTCAACGTCTTGCCTTGAGTATCATATCCTTTAAGATGTCTAGTCTTCATGTAATATTCATGAGCTTTGACTGGATCATAATACTTTGATGCGTAGTGTTCAAACGATTCGGTCATTTCAGTTCCTTTTCAAGATCTGCAAGATCGGCATCGTTCTTATCGAACGCTGCTATTTCCGCATCGTATCGTTCCTTGGTCATTGGTTCTTCGTCAGAGCCTTCTGACCGACCTTCATCGGTAAGACCGGACATATCTGATCCGGAATCGGCCTTGTTGAGGTTCTTGTTACGAAGCTCATCAGCGGCAGGATCGTCGACTCGAGATATGCCGAGAACGGAACGGAATTCGTTCGAGGTCATGATCTCGTTTCGGGTGAACTTATCAGCGAGTTCAGCAATCTGATCGACCGGAGCCAGCTTGAACGGATCTCGGAAGAATTTAATGGTCTGCCCTTGAGATCGAGCGGTCTTCGTGAGGAACTTGGCGTTCATCGCATCGCAAATCGACGAGATGATCGGTTCGATCGTGCGATTGTGATAGTTCAGCATTTCCTCAGCAGTGGCAGTTCCATTGGCAATGGCTTCCGATACGCCCAATTGACCGTACAGCATGGTTGTCAGATATTTGATCTGTTCGAGAAGATTATTCTCAACGGATCGATTCAACTGGGTAATGCGTTCAGTGCCATCGGTATAGGCAATACCATACTTCGAACCGGTGAGCTGCTTTTCGATTTCGGAACGACGACGTTCGGCTTCCTTACGGCGAGCATCAGACTTAATCGTATATGGAAGCTGAAGAATCAAATCCAATTTTCCAGAACTAGATTGATCATCAATCGCATCCAAAAGATTAAGTTTCCGAATCAATCGCTGAAGCGTCGAATTCGGTTCATTCATGACCGAGTATAGCGGGTTCTCGACGATTGCCACCCAGGTCTTGGGAATAACAAGTTCTTCTCGTTGACCGGAGATATCGTTATACACCGATACTCGAACATGCTGAGGCATCCAAGCGATGATCCTTCCAACCCTCAATTCGTAAATATCATACGAACCGAACGAATTTGGATCATCGGATGTCTTTACCGGAACCGCCGCCGCAACACCATCATCGAACATTGTGGTTGTCAAATCGTGAATGAACTGACGACCGGTTTGATCTATATTAGCCGCAACGTTGAGACAATCGTCCAAAGGATCCTTGATTTCCTCAATGTATTGGCCTTGAGTATCTAATCGGCAATGTCGAATCGTCAATGTCGACACGTCGAGAGCAACCCTATTATACAACGCCGAAACAATAGACCGTTCGTTTCCACCGGTGAAATAAGGCCGATCGGGATTCAACGAATATGATTGTCCAACGTTTGGAATATACTTTCCTGGAGGAGTCGAAAAAGCATTCCAGAATTTGCTGATCCTTGTTAATGCGGTAGCCATGTCAGTTCATCACCTTCTTTCGAACAGCTTTGGCAACGAACTGGTTGTTCGACGGCTTCTTTCGAACTGCCTTAGCCGCAGGCATATTTGAAACCCATGCTTCTGGAATTAATTTCTCCAATCCCAGAGCCTTGGCGCGTTGTTTAATCCACGCTTTGGCTTTCTCAGGGTCTTTGGAGCGACCATACGAACTAATGGCATTCTTCAAATCTTTTTCGTTACGAATTGGAAAGCTTCCATCGGGAAGGGCCTCTCCTTCCCGCGAAAGTTTTTTACGAAGAGCAGCCTTAAATTCAGCCATGATTCACCTCCTTACTCGAATGCATCTCGATTATTCTTGAATGCTATAAAAGCATCCATCATTGCGGCAACGGCATCGATCTTGTCTTCACGACGAGCCTTGTATAGCTTTCGATTACCGTTGGTATCTTCCAATGTCATACAATTCGCCATGGTGAATGACATCAACGATTCATCAAACAACAAACGACGATCTTCAGCGAGTTTCTTCAATTCACCAAGCGGAACGGATTCCGTCTTGGCTCCTTGAATGACTTTCTCAATGGCGAAAGCACCATTGTCTTGAGTCCATCGTTCAACGAATCGTTTGGCATTGTACGGATCATAACCGAATGCGCGAACATCATATTGGCAATCAATGATGTGTTGATCGAGATCATCGTACACCAAATCCATGTCAAGAGTGGTTCCTTCCATGATATGCAAAGAACCTTCTCGAATGAATTCCTCATACTTCTGACGAGCAGCTGTGGGAAGTTTTGTCAAGGTATACTCAGAAATATAATTTCGAGTCTTGATTCCGAATACTTCGCCACGCAGTGGGAACATGAAGGTGAACGAACAGAAATCGTCGCCTTGTGATAGATCGGCACCGAGTGCGCATGGCAATCCCCAGAAGTCCTTCTTGGTGTGCGGAAGTGTTTCCTCATACGTAAAGAAGTAGGTGTAGCCTTCCATAGGGATGCCGAAACGTTTAGCCAAAATATCATTGCGATTGGCCGGTGCTTTTTCCGCACGTTCGACGTCATTCTGTAACGTTTCATACGTTACGGTGATGCCAATGTTCGGATTCGATTTCATCCAGGTTGAAGGATCGGCGACCTCTTTGACATCATCCTGTCGATAGTAGAATATCGAGGTGTGAAAGTCCTGATACTCGCCTTTCAGAATACTCATAAGCTCAAGCTTGATGGTATCACCGACCGAATTACGGACGGTGCCTTCAGACGACGTAGCCACGATCAGCCAATCGGAACCGCCTCTATCGGATTGTTCCTTAGAAGCGCCTTGGGCCAATGCGCCGACAACATCTTCGCGAGTATCGCCAGAAAGCCACTCATCAACGGTAGCGATCTTAGGTCGAGCGCCCTGAAGTTTGTCGATGGACATCGGACGAACTTCAACAAGGCTATTCGTCGGAAAATATTGAATACCAACCTTTGTCGATGCCAGCATGACCTGATTGCCAGTAACACCGCCACTTCGTCCTGGGAGTTTCCCCTGCGTCATCATCTTGATCGCCGGTCCTGGAGCTCGCTGAATAGCGGTGCGAATCGGCGACATGATCTCATCGGCAAGTTTCATGGTCGGCGCCACGACAATGCCAGTTGTGGTATTCGGATCACACAACAGCATGTATGCCTGCAAGCATGTCGCATACAAAGACTTGGCATTACCACGGGAAACGATCAAATACTGTCGATTGATCAAACGCTTTTTGATGCGTTTGGTGACATAATGGCCTCCAGGACGATCGGTATTCGGAATATAGACCGATCGGTCCACAAAATAATACCATCCGAAAATCTGCTCGCCCCATAGCTTGAACGAATCAAGCAAATGAAGTGGAGAACCATCGGTCAACACAAGTTCGTGCTCGCAGAAATTCACCCAATGCTCGACAGCAGTATCATCATAATAAATGCCAGGGTTTGCAATCATGGCATCTATACGATTCATCTCCATCGAGATTTCACGACATACCGGGATTTCACCCGATATCACTTTCTGACGAAACTCGCCATAGTATCGCGGAGTCGCAGTGTTTGACAGTGTCATACGCTACTTCTTTTTCTTTTTCTTTTTCGACTTCGCATGTCGTGGCGTAGAAGGCGCGATCTTGCTTTCAGCATATCCTTTGAGAGCCGTCTTAAGATAATCTTTAGCGATTTCTTTGCCAGCATCGATGGCCATGGATTTTCCGGTATCCAACATGAAATGAATGAATTTCTGGCCTTTGGATCGCGATTCCTCTTTCTGCTGAGCCGTCAATCGATTGTAATTGGCTATGGCATTGGTTCGATTCACCCAATCGTTAATCTCTTGAGTGGACATATCCTGAACCTTCATGCGAGAAAGACGCTGGTATTTCTCATGGTCGGATTCTTTGTGAATGGCCTTGGGACTTTCAGCTGAATCTTTCCTAGGCGCCTGAGATCCTTCAGTTAAGTCCTTACCGGAATTCCTGTCGGAATCGCCTTCCCAATCTTTCTTGCCGCGAGCGGCTTGAAGTTCTTTGGTCGAACGTCGACGTCCCCATTTCATACCGAGGATGCCGAAATGTTCAAAACATTGCTCGACCGGATCAATGGCTTCAATGTCGTTATCCATCAAATGCTCCTTCCGCGTTAACATTCAATCGCCATTCAAGCTCTTGAGTCTGTTTTTCCATGGATTGCACGAGGAATGAATTGGACGGAGGATCAAACAGTAATCGTGTCTTGAGATAGATATAGGTTTTAATTCCATTGAGTTGCGATACGTCGCTGGTAAGATTATGCCAAACCTCGCTCTCGGAAGTAATCTGAAATCCGTCCGAAGGTCCGATCCCTATCTGATGCAAAGTCATCAATGCCGAATTGATATCGATGATGATTTCCGGATCAAAACCATTAAATGTTTCATCGATGCCGAGCATCTGCTTGATTGTGTTCAGGATCGAAGATTGCAATAGCGTACCCATTGATCCTCATTTCACTCTGACGGTGACATCTTGTTCGAGATGTTCGTCGTTGACGTCATAACTAAAACGCAACGTGTATATGTTGTTGGCGATCATCGGTTGGATCTTCGCTTTCAGCACCGTGTAATCGCTTCGAATCGCTTGCACTTCGCAATCGCCAGAAGCCTCGATAGCATCACCGTTCATAAGAGACCACAGTGCATTGGTGACCTCAAACGGATGACGATCGGTACTGTTGATGGCGATGGATACCCTACGATCTTCTCCGCATAAAAACGTTTCCGATTCAAGCATACGATGACTCCTTCCGGCATCGGCGAACGGCAGGCCGTCTTGCATCAGACGTATGACATACGGATACAAGACAAGCCGGCACTTGGTTTTAGCATTGCCGATATACTGGATTTTCACGAATCCATCGAAATGGCCTCTGGCTCCTTGATCGTTCTCGGCCCACAATTCCATGTGCAGCAGATTTGGGGACCAATCACAATACCCATACCAGTAATCCGGCTTGTCTTTTAGAGGTCGCAACGGTATTTCGACACCGTCGACTTCGCCCCATACCCGTATGATCATGATACGATCCTATCAGACGTTGGCGTCGGTCACCTTGAAGGTGAAGACAATGCGGCCGCCGGCATCGACGGTGGTAGCGGACGCATGAATATCGGTAATCACCGGCTTGGTGGTATCGATCGTGACGTTGCGAATAACCTGCGTGGTCTTGCCGAGCGAATCGGTGGCGATGATCGTGATGGTATGACGGCCCTCAGTAGCGATAGTGATCGCCTTGCTGAACGACCCATTGGTGCCGAGAGTAACGGCTTCAGGTTCACCGCTGTCGACCTTGATAGTGACTCTGGAGATGGTGACGCCAGTGACAGGTGTAGTAGCAGCGCCTGCGACGGTGATGGTCTTGGAGTTGGTAAGCAGATTGTCCGCCGGGGAGGTGATGTTAAGGGCCGGAGCCGCGGTCGAAATGGTGAAGTTCGACGTAAGGACAGTGCCAACGTTGCCATCGTTATCAGCGAATTCGAAGGTGATCTTATTGGCGCCATCGGGGAGGCTCTTCGCCGTGTACTTGACGAGGGTCTTGCCAGCATCGTCACCGGAACCAGCTTCGATGGTGTATCCATCGGCTTCGCCGACCTTCAACGGAATAGCAGTGTTGTTCACCTTCAGCTTGAAGCTGGCGTTGTTCAAACCGGATCCGCCGTTATCAGACACAGCGATGAGCACGTTCTGAGTATTGGCACCAAGCACGGAACCATTAGACGGGGTACGAATCTGACCCTCGGGCTTGGTCTTCTCGAGAACGCGAATCTTCAGTTGGGCACCATACGTGGGATCACTGGAATTAACACTCGCAGAGTTTCCAGCCTGATCTTCAGCAAAGACTTCGGCCTTGTATACATGATCGGGCTGACCATACGAAGACGTGGCAGGTGCCGTCGCAGTGGCTGTCCACAACTGAGTTTCAGCATCATAAGTCGCCACAAGTTCCTGATCGTTGAACCGTACGACTGCTTTCTTGATATTAGACATTTTGTTTGTTCTTTCTAGTAAATCGGTAAACCGAAATTGATCTTCGAACCATGGTCATCATAAATGTTGACGTAGTTCGAATCCTTAAGACCATCATCGACGATCTTAAAACTGAATACGATCCGTTGCCCTGATTCCACGGTGTGAGGTGAGGATACGACATCTATGATTTCCATTGATGAGCACCCGTCCTATGCGTGTGGTAATATTTGGCAACTTTCGGCAACGATGCGATCGCCATCTTTGGTATCGAGACAGATCCAAGAAATGTCACCGGTTTTAACGGTTCGCACTTCCTGTTGCTGATCCCTGGTGACAATCATGAAACTGCACGCGATGCCTAGAAGGATCGCTGAGATCAATGCCGACATTATCGCCGAAACACATGCTACGATCTCAAATGTGGTATATTTTTTCATGTTCACCTCCATGGTATCATATCGTTCGGAAAACGTTCATTCATGATCCGAAGTTGGTCTTTGTCACCGTAGTGAATGGCATTATGGGTTGCCAGAGAACACGAGATAAGGAACTCTGGATCAAGCATATTGCGATCCGCATGTTCGATCTGATCGGGAGTCAATGGATTCATATGATGAATCATGATCTTTCCTGGTATCGGGAAATCACGATGACCTAGATCGAAACCATTGTCTCGAGCGATCACATAATCTCGAACATCATACCATTCTTTCGAATGATAGAATCTCTGGTTCATCCATCGTTCGTTACCGAATGTCGGACGAGCGACTGTTCCATTCAGAGCCAGATACTCAAAACGTTCTTCATACGATTCGATACGCATGAGTTCTGAATAAGTTCGAATGATACCATTCATGATCGAGCATCCTTTATAAATTACACAAAGAACGGATCGTCATTCTCTTGCATGTAGCTCGTTACAGCAATCGACTTCGAATTCGTCAAACTCGTAACTTCATAAATTCTATTATCATCAGACAGATCGGTTACGACGAATGCGAAGTAGTTTCCTCGAATATACCCTCCAGTCTTTATAGACAGGTGGTAATCCTTTCGCCCGTTAAACAACTTCTTTTTCATCAATATAACGACGAACTGCGTATTCAATCATTTGGTAGTTCATTATTTACCTCGTAACTGTTATTGCCGACTTGCGGTCGGGCCTGATTGATTCTGATAATGGGATCCAAGGCCGGCAGAACCATACATCCGATCAACTTTGGTATTGAGACGAATGAAGCACAACTGACCGATGAGCATTCCGGGCTTTAGCAGAATCGGGAATTGATTCTCATTCTTGATCTCCAAGGTTATGGTTCCTTGAAAACCAGGATCAATGAACCCAGCCGTGACATGCGTCGTCAGACCGATACGTCCCAACGACGATTTTCCTTCGAAACGACATGCTAGGTAATCGGGAATCGATACTGATTCGACGGTTGATCCAAGAATGAATTCACCAGGACGAAGAACATATTTCATGTTGGCGATATTGAGGGTATCCATCGATACACCACGTAATTCTTTCGATGAACCGTTAATGATATGTATCGCTGAATCATTAGTCTTCACGAATCGCTTGATTCGTGAATCGAGTCGAACATCATAACTACATGGCTGCAATTGATCTTCATTGAATGGATCGATCAAACCGCAGTTCGTGGCGAGACCTCGAATGGTTCTGTCTGACAAAATCATTCTTCCACCTCTTCTTCGCCAGATGGCATGATGTAGCCCTGCATGGCTTTGACTGCTTCTTGGAAAAGCTTTGTCTGATCTTCGAAACTATTGATGGCGTGGGTCTGAGCTTCGATCTTGCGATTCTCATACCGCATCTTCTCCATCTCGAGTTGGTTTCGAGATGAAGCTTGCTTCAAAAAGTGCACTGTCTCTGCCGAGGAAGCGGTTCCCTCTCTTAAACGACGTTCAACAAGATCCATAGCTAGTGCTTCGAGCTGTTGCTCACGTCCTTCCGGAGTTCTTTCTGGAATAAGTGGAGGGGAGATAGGTTCCTCGACCCGTTTACGACGAGCCATATGGATATCATCTCCTTTTGTTAGCGGATTCTCAACGCTATCGCAGAGTTTTCTAGGGGTATTGGGGAGAATCATGCTCGATCCAAGGAGTGTTTCCACCGTTTCGCAGCGGTACATGTATCGGAAACTAATTCGGAGAGCACCCAACACCCCCGGAGAACCCTACGAGAGCTAAAAAGCAATTCCAAAATA